AAGCAATTCATTGATAGTAAACGATCTTGATTTTTAGCGAATACTTGATCATGATCGTATGTATATGATTCACCTTTTTTATTTGTGAATGATATGATGAGGTTTTTACCAAGTAATGAATTAGAAAGAATGAATCGAGATTTAGTTATATTAGTCATAATTGTTATATTTATTTATTAGTTATTTAATTTAGTTATTAGTATTATCTTTATATAGTCGTATTTAAATTGTAATATTAAATGCCATTGAATGAAATGTATTGAACGATGCCATATACTATTATGTTATAAATGATTAGAGTTATTAATGATGCGATGAATGCGATTGGTATTAAGTTAATGATCTTCATAATGATTATATTTGTTTAAGTTATTTGATTATATTATCTCGTCTACATCGTCTTTAGTTTGTAACAAAAAGTCAAAAATGTGGGAAGGGGAGGGGTGGGGGTTGATGAGGTATATATATACGCACTCATATATAGAAATCAAACATTAACAAAATTAAAATGGGGGACCCGCATCAAACATTTGACTTTCCCTTAGCGTGGCGAACGAGGGGGAGAGGGGGCAACCCAATACTTATATATTTCTAATAATTTTTATGTGACACTAGCTAGATAAGTATACTAGTAGCTACCTATTGTCACACTACACTAATGTAAATATATTATTTTACCTGTAAGTTATATACTTATGTATATACACAAAACGAATTTATAAATTTAAAGATATGAAAAAGCCATATAAAGGAAGCAAAAAAGAAAAAAGTCGACGTGATAAAATCTTAAAGCTAGTCAAAGAAGACAAAAACAAGAGAGCTGGAAAAGTTGCAGATAGACAACAAAAAGCTTACGCTAAAGACAATAAGAAAAACGCTAAAGACAATAATAAACCAAAAACTAAAAGTGAAAGACTGTATGCTAAGTCAGACAAGCTTTTTGAAAAAGATCAAAAGTTAAAATCAAAAGCCACTAAAAAACAGCAAAAAGGAAAAAACATGGATGGCATAATGAATAGAAGAAGTAAAGTTCAAGAGAAAGAACAAGAAGCCTTCAATAAAGCATCTAAAGCTGAACAAAAAGAAAAGTCTCCAGCTAAAATGAATTCATCTAAAACAAAGAAGTCTCCTGCTAAATTTAACAAAGGTTTAAAGAAAGCTTCAGCTGACGGTAAACTAGATAACAACCCTAAATTTAAAGCAGCAGTTGATGCTTCACCAATGAATATGAAAGAAACAAAAGGTAAAAAGAAATTAAAGTACGAGGGTCCTAAACTAGGTTCTTCAGCAAAAGGTTATGTAAGACCAGGTTACGATGCGGATGGTAATAAGATAAATAATACTATGAAGAAGTTATCATACGAGCCTCAAAAAATGAAGAAATACGATTTTGGAGACATGCAACCAAAAAAGAAGTCTCCAATGAACATGTCTAGAGATTTATCTTACGGAGGACCAGTGATTGATCAAGAACCAAGAGCTTTATCTCACATGGGAGCTTCTAAAGTGCTAAAGCATATGAGGGGAAGTAAGCACTCACCGTTGAATATGAACGGAAATGATAAAAAAATGTTAGCTGAACACAAAAAAGACGCTAAAAATTACACAACATCTGGAATTCCTGAGTCTTTATATGGAGAAGATGGAACTAAATACAACACGAATATGTTGGATGAAGGTAATTTAAGTGCTATACATAGAGTTCATAGAAAAGGAGAGTACGTAAAAGCTATTGAAAGAGGAACAACTGGCGATAATATTGATTATGATGCTGGTCAAAAGCTTTTTTTAAAGAATCCAATGAAAAAATAACGTAAAATGGCCATAATATATACATATCCAACAAAACAAAACCCGCAGACTAATGATTTAGTATTAATATCTGATACGTCGGACGGAAATAAGACTAAAAACGCTACAATATCTAGTCTACAGAGCTCCGTGGCTGGTGTTGGATCTATAAATACTATGACAGGTCAAGTAATTTTAGATGCTGGAAGCAATTTAAGTGTAACTGAAACGCCTTCCAGCAATACTATTACGTATTCATTAAACCCAGATGTAGTTATTTCATCTACATTAAGCATTCCAGACGGAACATCGGCAACACCATCACTATTATTTAGTAATGAACCCGGAACAGGTGTTTACAGAACTAGTAGTGGTGGATTTGGTGTAGCATGTAGCACAGTTCCTGCTCTTGAAGTGACAGATGAATCAGTAAATGTTCCTACTAAAATAAAAGTAGAAGAAAAAGGAACAGCAAGTGATCAAGCAATTGAAATAAGAGGAAAAGTTGGTATGTACTCTACTGAGAATGACCATCCCTCAACAAGTTACACTGTTACAGTAGAACAAGATAACGATGGTAATAACGTTTTTGCTTTAGATGATGGTAGTGGACCTGTTCAAAGACCTGAACTTGATCTTACCAATGGTGAAACCTATACTTTTGATTGGTCTGCTGCTGATGCATCGAACCACCCGTTCTTACTTGTTCAAGCATCGACGAGGGATCCAAATACAGCAGCTCTTGGTAGTCCTTTTACTACTGGTGTTACGGTAAACGGTACAACTACAGAAATAGTTGTTGGTAATTCTGGTGGATCTAGAATATACTACGTATGTGAAACACATGGAGCTGGTATGGGTAATTTGATAAACCTTCACAACGCTCACAATGTGAGTCTTTCTACAGATGGTTCACATATTGCCACTATGGATGGCAGAAACAACAGCATAAGTGGTATTACCACACTTACGGGTGGAGTAAGATTTTCAACAAATTATCTAAATCCAGATGCAGATGTACTTAACTCGTATGAAGAAGGTAGATGGATGCCGTGGCTAGAGTATTGCATTTACGATTTCTCTTATGTTAATGATGATGGTAGTATTGGAAGAAATTTTTGGTATCCTTGGGGAGGTTCAGAAGATTATAATGCATACGACTATGTAAACCTGGGTTATTATACTAAAATTGGAAATACACTGCAGCTGAATTTTGTTATTTACCCACGTAATAAATCTAACGAAAGATTTGTTTGTAACGGTCTTAGAGTAAAATTACCTTACGACTGTAAATCTGGTGCTTTAGCTCGTGGTTTTAATGGATCAATTACAATAGCAGCTGCCAATAACAATGGCTACTATGGAGGATGGGTTTCAGGTAGTTATATGTATCTTTTAGTGGATGAAGTAGGTTTATCAGAGAGAGTAAATGACCCTTATGAGTATATAAACAAAGTTAATGGTGGTTTAAATAATGTTTATGCGGATAATACTCAAATAACAGTTTCACCTAATGTTTCATCTGGTGGACTAGCTGGAACTACAACTTCTGCATATGATGATAAGTTTAGATATCCTAGTACTTATTTTTCTACTTATGGAAAAAATGTAAGAGCGTCACTTAGAGATAGTAATTATTCAGTTTTTGGTTTTTCAGGAACAGCTAACGTAAATAAAAACATTACTTATTAAAAAATAAAAATATGTCACTAGAAAAAGAAAGCAAAATAGTCTCAATAGAGGTATCTGGAGATTTTAATACTATATGCGTTGGAGAGGTAGTTACTATAAAAGAAAACAACAAAAAAATATCTTCTACTAACTTAAGAGAATGTTATGATTGTATGACTCCTCTAGATACTTTACCGCAGCGAGTTAAAGAAATAGCAGAAGTTGTATGGACAGATGAAATTAAAGTAGCTTATAATGATTTTATAAATGCATTTGCTACATAAATAAACGAACTATCAAGTGATAGTATAAATAACCAACGTTAAACATAAAACCAAATAACATGACGTTTTTATACACCAGTAGCTTTAGAGCTGCTACACACCCTGATCAAGAAATGATCAACCTTTGGAAACACATAACCGATAAGAAAAACTGGAGGATTGTTCAGTTACCAAATGGATTTTTTCAAACCGAATACAAACATATGGACAAAGATGATTGGATAGATGTTACTAGAAGAGAAACAATGGAAGGCGCTGAAGCCGCTATTGACGGATCTATAGAGCACTATACTAAAAAGTTAGAATTCATTAAAGGACCAAAAGTAGTTAAAACATTCTAATAAAACCAATAAAATTTAATTTAATCAAATGAATGAAACAATAGTAAAGCACTTAAACTTTGGTGAGAGTGCTAAAAATAAAATATTTCAAGGAATAGATAAACTCACAAAAGCCGTTAGCTCTACACTAGGAGCTAGCGGTAGATGTGTTATAATGGAAGATTCAGCTGGAAATCCACAGATTACGAAAGATGGCGTAACCGTTGCTAATAGTGTTATATTATTAGATCCAGTTGAAAACATGGGTGCTAAGCTAATAAAAGAAGCGGCTAGAAAAACCGTTATAGAAGCCGGTGATGGTACTACAACAGCTACTGTTTTAGCAAGAGCCATATTAAATGAAGCTTATAAGAACAAAGATTTATCACCAAGAAGTATTAAAGAAGGAATTAATTCAGCTGTAGAAAAAGTTGTAAAGTATATAGAAAAAAATTCATATAAAATAAACGATAAAGATATACAACATGTTGCAACTATATCAGCTAACAACGATATTCAATTAGGAGAGTTAATAGCAGAAGCATTTCAAAATGTTGGAAAAGACGGTTTAGTAATCATGGAAACGCATGATAAGCCATCTACTGAAGTAGAAGTTATAGAAGGTTTGGAATACGATCAAGGATATGTAAATAGTAACCTTGTAACAAATAAAACTACTAGAGATGCGGAGTTGATAAACCCATTAGTCTTGATAGTAGATTCTCCTATTGAAAATATTAGAAAAATACAAAGCGTATTAGAGCATGTTATAACAGAAAAGAAATCACTGTTAATAATAGCTGATGTTGAGCCACAAGTAAGTAATGCCTTAGCTATGAACAAAGTTAAAGGTAATATAAAAGTTAATGTTATAAAAGCACCAACATACGGTGTTAACAGAAAAACAACATTAGAAGACTTAGCTATGGTTACGGGTGCTCAAGTAGTTAGCGAAGAGCTTGGAGACGACTTAGACTTAATAGACTTAAACTGTTTAGGTAGCTGCTCAAAAGCAACTTCATCGTCAGTTAAAACTATCATACAGGTAAAAGAAAAAACAGATGAGGTTGTTAAAACAATAAAAAAGCTAGAGAAAACATATGAATCTAGTAGTGGTATTATAAAAGATAATTTACAAAAAAGAATATCAACGCTAAAAGGTAAGGTAAGTATTGTAAGAGTTGGAGCAAACTCAGAAGTAGAATTAAAAGAAAAGAAAGATAGAGTTGAAGACGCTATTTGTGCTACAAAAGCCGCAGTTAAAGAAGGCATAGTACCAGGAGGAGGTATAGCTTTGTTAAATGCAGCTGTTAATATAAAAGCTAAAAATGAAGGTGAGAAAATATTGCTTAAAGCAATAAAGGCACCTTATGAAACAATATTAGCTAACGCAGGTCTCGATGTTGTTTATCCTGAAGTTAAAAACAAAGGTTTAAACGTTGTTACAGGAAAAGAGGTAAATATGGTTAAAGCAGGGATTATAGATCCTTTACTGGTTACTAAGTGTGCTTTGAGAAATGCGGCTTCCGTAGCTACAACTATATTGTCAACTGATTGTGTAATTAATAACTTAAGAGCATGAGACCAGTCGGCAAGCATATATTGATAAAAGAAGACAAAACTAAAACTAGTGTAACTAAAAAAGGTTTAATATTAGATCAAAAGAATAGAGAAGATGTTAGGTACATTAAAGCTAGTGTAATAAATGTCGGTGATGAAGTTTCTATAGTTAATAAAAATGATATTATATATTACGATAGACACGCTGGCTTTGATTTAGATGTTGACAATGTTATTTACAAAGTGGTTAAAGAAAGTGACGTTGTTGTTATATTATGAAAAAAATAACCTCTAGCGATTTAAAAGAATTAAATATATTTAAACACTATAGAATACTAAGAAAGTGGCTTTGCAAAACAAATAACATAAAAGAAGCTGATTTTGAATTATTACTATATTTAGATGCTATACAATATTTTAGTAAACAGGATTTTAAAGATGGCGTATACTCTTACAGCTGGGACAACAGAAGATGGAATAGACTGTTAAAAGATGGCTGGATTATTGTTTGGAGAAACAGAAACAGAACAACTCAAAAATACAATATATACAAAACCTCTGTGAAGTTTAAACTACTAACCAGTAAAATGTATAGAATAATACTAGGTGAAGAAGATATAATTATAGATAAATTGAAAAAAGACAGATATATAAATAAAGTTATTTCTAAAGCTGCTGAGAAAATTAACAAAGATAAAACAAGATAATATGGCGTACAAGAGAAAAAGCCCGTTGAAAAATGCTTATTCAAATGCAGGAAGTGGCGCATACAGCGCTTCAAAAACTTATGGAGTAGATACTTCTATGGAAAACGCTATGGTGGGTGTAAACGCTAACGGAACAACAGGTGTTCAACCTACTGAAAAATTAGAATTAGATCCTGACAAGTTAGAAGAACAAGGAGAAACTGATAATTTCTATCCTAAGCTTCAAAAAAAGTATGATAATGCAAAAAATGCTAAAAGACAACAAAAAATTCAAAATAAAATAAATAGAAAGTCTTTGAGACACACATCACAAGCAGATAGAAATCAAATGGCGGATGATGTTAAAAGAGCAAAACAAAAAGATAGATTAACAGGTAAAGAAGAAACTCAAAGAAAAAAACAAAGTCAAAAAGCAAAAGATCTAGGTTTAAGCCCAGATAAAATAGATAAATTCAACAATTCAAAAAGACTAACAATGGAAAGAAAATCACCAGTTAAGTATCTAAATCCAAATACTATGAATGTACAGGGTGATGCTGGTCAAAACGAAGAAACAAATGACATGAACATGCCAGCTAATAGAGCAGGTAGACCTGTTAACTCAAATATACTAATGAATGATCCTAATATGTATCAAGATCCTTCAAAGATAGCAGCTTCATCAGCTAATCAAAATACTATGTTTTCTAATATAGCTAGTTCTAGTCCAAGCCCGGATATGATTAATCCACAAACTGGAATGATGGATAATCAACAATCAGATCCTAATCAACTTAACAAAACTCCTTTTAACTTAAAAAACCCTAAGAACGAAAAAACTGAGAATAGTCAAGATGAGCTAATAAAAAGATTTAGAGATAAGGTGGTAGATCCTTACGTAAAAGAAAATCCTCCTAAAAATAAAAGTAAAAATCTAAGCAGAGAGGAGCTTCAAAAAGCAATATCTACGATTGGACCTAAAGATAAATAGATTGTAAAAGCAACGTTTTAATACGTAATATTATATATACAAAAACATTATAAATAAATAAAAATAACAAAATGAAAGCAATTGCAGGATCAGGAATAAAATTAAAATGCGGATGCAAGCCTTTAGGTACTAGAGTTATGAAAAGTAATAATACTACTATTATACCTAATTTAAGACAAATAGACAACGTACCTTATAAAGGTAACGCTGTGTTAAACGCAAACAAATGATGGGCTTAGACGATCTGAAGTTGTATTGTTTAAATATAACTTCATTTACAATAGCTAGCTTTGATTGGTTAGAGCCTTTTTTAAAGATAATGCTATTGCTCGTTACTATAGGTTATACAGCTCATAAATGGTGGGTTATGAAAAAAAGAGACGATGAGACAAATTAATAAAATAATTGTGCATTGCTCTGCTACTAGGGAAAACGAAAACTACACGGTTGATACAATACGTAGTTGGCATGTTGACGGTAGAGGTTGGAGCGACATAGGTTATCATTTCTACATAGACTTACATGGTGATATATACAAAGGTAGAGATATAGCTAAAATCGGAGCTCATTGTAAAGGGCAGAATCGTAATTCAATAGGTATATGCTATTGTGGTGGCGTTGAAGCAGATGGTAAGACTCCGAAAGATACTAGAACAAAAGAACAAAAAGATAGTTTAATAGCAGTTCTTAAAACGCTTAAGGCAATGTATCCTGAAGCTGTTATACATTCACATAGTGACTTTGCTAATAAAGCATGTCCATCATTTGATGCAACTAAAGAATATGAAAATATCTGAAGGAACAGAATTTAAAATAGATGTTAAAACTATTATAAGCATAATAGCTGTAACGTCGATGTTTGTAGGTATGTACTATACACTACAAGATGATATAGCAGATGCTAAAAAAATGCCTAAAGCTGTTATAGATCGTATTGAATATGATTTAAAACAAGATTGGCACACTAACCACATAAACAAGTTGGAAGAAGAAGTTAAAGAATTGAGAAAGTGGTGCAGAGAACTTGATGAAGAACTTTATAAAAAGAAAAGATAATGGAAAAGTTAAAAGAAATGGTAAATCATCCTTTATCTAAATCAGTTGCTTTAGGTATTGTTGGTGCTTTGTTATTAATGGAAAAACACCCACTATATGCTGGTGCAGCATTTGGTATGGGACTTAGAGAATTATTATTAGCTTTTAAAGCTGAATAAAACAAAATTAAATGAAATCAAAAGGACTAGGAGACACAATAGAAAAGTTTACAGTAAACACAGGTATAAAATTTGTTGTAGATAAAATATCAGAAAAAACAGGAAAAGATTGCGGTTGTAAAAAAAGAAAAGACAAACTTAATCAAGTTTTTCCATATAAAAACATATAATGTATACACAGGCTCAAAATCCATTTAACTCGCCAGTCGTAAAAGTAGACATGGAAGATGGTGTATTAGGCAAAGCTAATAAAGACGGTACTATACACATAAATAAAGATGTAAACGATCCAAAACAAATAAAAAAAATCGTTGAGCATGAGTCTGTACATATAGATCAAATGAGAAGAGGTGATTTATCATATGATGATAATAGTGTAACTTGGAAAGGTAAAAAATATTCTAGATCTAAAATGGATGAAGGTGCTAAAAATTTACCTTGGGAAAAAGAAGCATATTCAAAAGCTGGTAAAAAGAAATTTAAAATGGGTGGTAATAAAAATCCATATTCTCCTTTACAGAAAAAAGGTTTAATAAATTCGCCATTACACAAGGATCCACCAAATGGAACTACACTTCCAACAGCTACAGCAAACTCTGAAAATTATATAGATAGAATTTTATCAAAAACTAAACAAGATGGTAGTGGAGGTTACTCTTTAGGTAAAGTAAAACATCTAACATCAGGTAAAGAAATTAGAGATAATAAACAGAGTGGTTATTATAAAGCTATAGGTGGAAAAGGTTTTGATTTACAAGCAAAATCAATGTATGAACTTCAAGGTGGAACACCTACAGGAAAAGCTTACGAAGAATGGAAAAATCAATTAAGAAAAGATTCGGCAAAAATTGCTAGAGACTATGAGTTGGCTCGAGGAGCTTATAGTTTTTTAGATGATGTTGAAGAACAAAAAGATGGGACAAAAGAATTTACTACGTCAACAGGTGGCAAGTATAGCTATAGAAAAGGAGATGATGGTCAAGCTCAGTTTTCTGTTTGGGATCCAAAATTAAAAGGATACAGCTCGTATAAAGATTGGGACAATGATGATAAGGATGAAAGATTTGGCGGTGCTAGTAGAGGTGATATTGTAAATTACTCTAATGAAAAATTTAAAAAGTCATGGAGAACAAGTAATGCTTCTAAAACTTTAGATAAATATGCTAATGAAGAAAAAGGAAGCTCTTACAAATACGATCCAATAAGTGGTAGATTTAGAACTGTTGGATTAGCTGAAAATTTTGGCGCTGGAGATGATGAAAGTAAAATTAAAAGTGCTAGAAACATATTAGACAGGTCAAAAATTAATCAACCTGAAGTATTACCTACAGCTACAGTTTCATCAAAACCTAAAAATAGTGTGACAGGACCTTCAATAAATGACGGAACAGATGAGTGATAAAAAAAAATTTAAAGAAACTAAAGTAGGAGCTTTTCTAACTCAAAAGGCTCCTAAAATAGTATCTAAGTTAGGTGAGTTTTTACCTGATGAAGGAGGACTTGGTATAGTAAAAAATATTATAACAAGTGATAAGACTATTAAGGCTGCTGATAAAGAGATGGCTTTAAAATTATTAGAGCAAGATATAGCTGAAATGAATAACATATCACAGAGATGGGTTAGTGATATGAAAAGTGATTCTTGGTTAAGTAAGAATACTAGACCTATGACACTTATATTTTTAACTTTAGCTATGACAATATTTATAATATTAGACTCTACTTTATTGTTAGAAATAAAAAGAGGTTGGGTTTCTTTATTAGAGGCTTTACTTATAACAGTTTATGTAGCATACTTTGGATCAAGAGGTGCTGAAAAAATTACAAAAATAAAAAAATAAGAAATTATGGTAGATGATAGCTTACCTACACCGGAAGACTTTGAAAGAGCAAAGGAGGCACAAGATGTTAATAGCGACACAAAAGATGTTAGTGATGGTAAAAAAGATAAAAAAGAAGAAGAATCTAATAGTGAAGCGAAAAAACAACCTTCTGCTCCAGTAGGAAAAACAATACCGTCAACTGTTGTTGAAATAGCTGGTGTTGTTGGAGAAATGCAAGCTGAACCTAGGGTATTTGCTCATGATGCTAACCTTTTAGATCTAACAATACCTCAAACAGGTAAAGGCGAAAACGAACCTGATGCTTCTGTTTCTGTTTTAGATACAGGTACAGCAGCGGCTGGTGATGAAGTTAAAGTTTTAAACCGAGGTGCTTGTTTATATGTAGGTGGTGCTGGTAATGTAGACGTACAAATGGAAGGTGGTCAAAGAGTTATTTTTAAGTCTGTATCAGCAGGTGCTTTTTTACCTATACTAGTAACAAAAGTTTACTTAACTGACAAAAATGGTCTTGCAACTACAAACGCAACTGATATATTAGCTTTATTCTGATGTCATCAATAGGTATAGTAAACTCAATTCCTTGGATAGTAAATTTACCAGGCCAAGGTGGTTCTATTCCCACACCACCATCCGGAAACTTTGTGGCTTTAGAATCAGATATAAACGATATAGCACTTTTAGAAGATGGTAGTAAAATAGAACTAGAATAAATAAATAAAAATGGCAAATAAAAAATTTTCAGACTTTGACGAAAAAACTAGCTCGAGTAACGTTCAGTTTGTTGTAGGTTATAATGGATCAGATAATGTAAGAATATCTCCATCTAACTTAGCTCCAACGGTTCCTATAGGGGCAGACCCAGACACAGAAATTGACGGTAATAAAGTAGATGGAACAGCCACAACATTCATGAGGAGTGACGCTGTGCCTGCGTTAAAAGATACAGGAGTTACAGCCGGAACCTATGGAGACGCTACAAATGTTCCTCAAATAGAAGTAGATGCTAAAGGTAGAGTTCTTTCTGTTACTGATGTAGCTATTCAAAGTAGTGGAGGTTTTTCATCTTGGACTACTTTAGATAACTCAACAGCAGCAGCCGAATTTATTGATTGGGACCCATCCTCTACAGGAGCACAATATAATATTATAGTAAAAACAGGTGCCGGTACAGCAGGAGCTGTAAATAAGATTAGAGTTGCAAACTCAACAGGAATAGCAGACGGCACTGAAGGATATATACTTGTAGAAACAGCTCTTGAAACTTCTTATCGTTTACCTCTTGAATCTCAAGGTAGTTTTGTTGGGTGCGGTGCTTTAATTGAAAATGGAACAGCACTTGGCGTAGGACCAAAACCTGAGTTGTTTAAGTATATTTATAGAGCATCTAACACTACTTTTTATTATACGAAAGTAGTAAACCTAGAAAATCCGGTATATCCACCACCACCTGGTACAGGAACTTTTCCTGTTGCTAATTTAGCGGCATTATATGATCCTAATACTTTTAATGGTACTGATGGAGCAACAATAAGCAACAACACAGCATGGATTAATTCAATTGCTCCCAATACTAATATTCCAAATTTAATTGCTTACCAACCGTCAGGTTCTCAAGGATCTCCATATCCATTATTTATATGGTATGATGGTCAAACATCACAAACCCTGCCTCAGCCAATGTTTTTCTTAGGAACTTCTAATGTTACAAAGGCAGGATTTTATAGTGCCAATCTATTATCAAGTCAAAGTAATACTACTACGGCTTGTTTCTATATGAGAGGACCTCATTCAGTGTCATCGGGTTCTTATGGTGGATTGATTGACTTTAGAGGTAGTAGTAGCAATATATTTGATGAAACACTATATGTATATAGAAGCGGTAGTGGAGATGTTAAGTTTTTTATATATGACCCAAGTGTAACTTTTTCATATCCTCCTATTAATAGTAATTTTCAGTCTCAAGGTGGAACTGATTTCTTAAATCAATATTACTTTATTTCTTATCAAATAGACTACACAAATTACAATTCAGGAGGAGGTTCAATTACTTTGCACGTAGCGTGTAACGATTCTAAAACTTGGGCAGCTAATAATGGCGCAGGGGCGTGGTACTATGAGACAGGAACAGTAGGCTCAGGATCCTCCATACAAGTAGACGACGCGGGAATATGGACAGAAACATTTAGTAATCTAACATTAACTGACCCATCTCTGCTAAACTTTTCTTATGGTAATAATGCTTCTAATAATAACTCAGAAAATGCAGGAGGATTTTTAGGACATTTAGCTATATATAATTCTTTATTATCTAACACAGACGTTAAGAATGTGTTTACTTCAAGTTCAGGACTATATATGCCTTAAATAAAAAAAACAAACAATTAAATTAAATAAAATGAATAAAATAACAGAAGAAGAATTAAAAACTATAAAAGATCAACAAGAGAAAACAGCTAAAATACTTGGTGAAATAGGTTATTTAGAAACTCAAAAACACGCGTTGCTACATAACATAGCTGACATTAATGTAGAAACAAACGATTTCAAGCATAACCTTGAAGAAAAATATGGTAAAATAGAAATAAACTTAAATGATGGTTCTTATTCTAAAATAGAAGAAGAAGAAAAAGAAAAACAAAATGCCTAGTGTTATAAGAAAGATAAGTATAGGATCTGACTACAAAAATGACGCTATGCATTATTCTATTGGTCAAGAGGTTTATGGTGGTCATACTATAGAAGCTATATTAAACAATGAAAAAAGTGGTGAATATTCTATCTTCATAAAAAAAGGAGATGAAGTTATACCATGGAAAAGGTTTAATAACAACATGGCAATAGCTGTTGAGTTTGACTTAAAATACTAATGAAAAGTTTATATGACTTTATTGTAAAACCTATAGGTAAAAGATATAATAATACTAAAAAGGTAAAAGATAAAAATCTAATATTAAATACTAATATAGAAACATATTCTAGTGTAAATAAAAAAGCTATAGTTGTATCAACACCTATAGCTTATAAAACACCAGTAAAAATAGGTGATACCGTATACGTGCACCATAATGTGTTTAGAAGATTTTATGATGTTAGAGGTCAAGAGAAAAATAGTAGATCATACTTTAAAGATGATATGTATTTTTGTAATCCTACACAGTTGTATATGTACGATAATAAACCTCATTTAGATTATTGTTTTGTATCTCCTGTTAAAAATAAGGATACATATAAGACTTCTAAAGAAAAAATTCAGTTTGGTATATTAAAATATACAAATAACATCTTAGAATCAAAAAGAATAACACCTGGGACACTTGTAACTTTCACACCAGATTCAGAATTTGAGTTTATTATAGAAGGTGAAAAACTTTATTGTATGAAATTTAATGATATAGCTATAGCACATGAACACAAAGGAAACGAAGAAGAATATAATCCAAGCTGGGCAGCTAGCTGTTAAAGAGTTAATAAAAGTAGCTAAAGAACCTATTGTAGATACAGGAGAAGACGTCACAGCAGATAGACTTAAAAATGCAGCTGCAACAAAGAAGTTGGCTATATTTGATGCTTTTGAAATACTAAACAGAATAGAAGAAGAAGAAAATTTATTAGAGGGTAAAGTTAAAGAAGATAAAAAAGAAAGAGTGTTTAAGTTTGCAGAAGGGAGAAGTAAATGAGTTACGAGCAAACACTTTGGAAAGAGTTAAAAGATGTTGTAAATCCTAAAGTATTATCTAAAAAGAATAGATTTAACAAATGGGAGTATGGCTATAATTCTGAATATGATTTTATAGTAATTAGTAAAACTGGACAAATTGGACAGATCATTGAAATACAAAATCTCAGGATTGCTTTACCAGCAATCAATGAACCGTTTAAACGAAGCAAAAGAAAAGAGGAACAATATTGGGAACAACAAGAGTACCCGAAAGAATTAGCAAGAATAAAAACAAGGTTTGATTGGGAGGAATATCCTACAGATTTTAAAGAAAAATGGTACGATTATATAGATGAAGAATTTAAACGTAGATCAGACGGTTACTGGTTTTATAATAACGGTATGCCTACTTACATCACTGGTTCTCATTACATGTATTTGCAATGGTCAAAGATCGATGTCGGAGCTCCCGATTATAGAGAGTCAAACAGACTCTTCTTTATATTTTGGGAAGCATGCAAGGCAGATAATAGATGTTATGGAATGTGCTATCTTAAAAACAGACGGAGTGGATTTTCTTTCATGTCCTCAGCTGAGCTCGTTAACCAAGCCACAATATCTAGTGATGCAAGATTTGGAATCCTATCTAAGACTGGAGCAGATGCTAAAAAAATGTTCACAGATAAAGTTGTACCAATATCCGTTAACTATCCGTTTTTCTTCAAACCAATTCAAGACGGTATGGACCGTCCAAAAACCGAACTCGCTTATAGAGTGCCAGCTTCAAAGCTTACTAGGCGTAAACTAGAAACAAACGAGCAGTTAAAAGAATTACAAGGTCTTGATACAACTATAGACTGGAAAAATACGGGGGACAACTCTTACGATGGTGAGAAATTAAAAATATTAGCACACGACGAATCAGGAAAATGGGAACGACCAGACAATATATTAAACAACTGGAGAGTTACAAAAACTACACTAAGATTAGGCCGAAGAATAGTAGGCAAGTGTATGATGGGCTCAACTTCAAACGCGTTAGATAAAGGTGGAAATAACTTCAAAAAACTATACAATTCTTCAGACGTTACAAAAAGAAATAGAAACGGACAAACATCTAGCGGACTGTATTCTCTTTTCATCCCTATGGAGTGGAACTACGAAGGATACATGGATACTTTTGGATTACCTGTATTCACTACGCCAAAAAATAAAGTACAAGGAATTGACGGAATCCCAATTGAAATCGGAGTTATTGAGCACTGGAAAAACGAAGTTGAAGGATTAAAAGAAGATCAAGAAGGTTTAAATGAATTTTATAGACAGTTTCCTAGAACTGAAAAACACGCATTTAGAGATGAAGCAAAGTCTAGTCTATTTAATTTAACAAAAATATACGAACAAATAGATTACAACGAGGGTGTAGATAATAGTAAAAGAATAGTTTGTGGTAATTTCCAATGGGAGCAAGGTATTAAAGATACTAGAGTTAGGTTTAATCCTAACCCCAAAGGTAGATTTAAAATAAGTTGGTTTCCAGATAGATTTTTACAAAACAATGTAATATTAAAAGATGGTAGAAAATATCCTGGTAACGAACACGTTGGAGCATTTGGTTGTGATTCTTATGATATTAGCGGCACTGTTGACGGTCGTGGATCTAAAGGATCGCTTCATGGATTAACAAAATTTTCAATGGAAAATGCTCCCGCAAATCACTTTTTTTTAGAATATATAGCTAGACCACAAACAGCAGAAACTTTTTTTGAAGATGTATTAATGGCTTGTGTTTTTTACGGAATGCCAATATTAGCTGAAAACAATAAGCCGAGATTACTTTATTATTTTAAAAGAAGAGGATATAGGGCTTTTTCTATTAATAGACCTGATAAAATATGGAACAAGCTTTCTTTAGCGGAAAAAGAAATAGGTGGTATACCTAACTCAAGTGAAGATATTAAACAAGCCCACGCAGCCGCCATTGAGAGTTATATAGAAAATAATGTAGGTAAAATTGATGAATCTTATGGTGATATGTATCATCAAGCAACTCTAGAGGATTGGTCACAGTTTGATATAAACAATAGGACAAGGCACGATGCTTCAATTAGTTCTGGTTTAGCTATAATGGCTTGTAATAAAAACAAATATAAACCAAATGAAAATAGAGCTTTAAAGTCAATCAATTTAGGTATTAAAAAATATAATAACGAAGGATCGTTTTCACAAATAATAAAATAAATGGCAATTAACACAACAAACTTTAGTAATTTTCCTGATCAGGTGGTACCTGATGAAGTTAAAGCTAGTTTAGACTACGGTAGAGACGTAGGTAGAGCTATAGAAAATGATTGGTTTAGCGGTAATAGAGCAGGTGTAACTAATAGATATAACTTTAACTTTAACAATTTTAGAACATTAAGACTCTACGCTAGAGGTGAACAGCCAATACAAAAATACAAAGATGAGTTATCTATAAATGGTGACTTAAGCTATTTAAATTTAGATTGGAAACCTATACCTATAATACCTAAGTTTGTCGACATAGTTGTTAATGGCATGTCAGATAGAATGTACGATATAAAAGCTTTCGCTCAAGATCCAGCTTCATTAAAGAAAAGAACTGAGTATGCTGAAAATATACTTAGAGACATGGAAGCTGACGCTTTTATAAGTGATATAAAAAATAGCCTAAATATAGATTTGTATTCTTCAGAAAATCCTGAAGATCTTCCTCAAAATCAAGAAGAACTAAATCTGCACATGCAGTTAGATTATAAACAATCTGTTGAAATAGCAGAAGAAGAAGCTATAAACAATGTTTTAGATTTTAATAAATTTGATTTAACTAGACGTAGAATAAATGAAGATTTAACAATATTAGGTATAGCAGCTGTAAAGACAGGTTTTAATAAGTCTAATGGTGTTACAGTTGAATACGTTGATCCTGCAAAATTAGTTTATTCATATACAGAAGATCCTAACTTTCAAGACTTGTGGTACGTTGGCGAAGTTAAAGCTATAACATTATCTGAGTTAAAAAAGGAATTTCCGTATTTAACAGATGATGATTTAAAGAGAATACAAAAATATCCCGGTAATAATAACCTAATACAAAACTGGCAAACTAGAAATGACGGAAACACTGTTTATGTTTTATATTTCGAATACAAAACGTATAGCGATCAAGTGTTTAAAATAAAACAAACAGCTACGGGTTTAGAAAAAGCTTTAGAAAAACCAGACACATTCAACCCACCTAAAAGTGACAATTTTGAAAGAGTATCGCGCTCTATAGAAGTTTTATATCATGGCGCTAAAATACTAGGGCATGATGAAATGTTAGAATGGAAAGTTGCTAAAAACATGACAAGGCCAAGTTCAAATTTAACTAAAGTTAATATGAACTATAATATTTGCGCGCCTAAAATGTATCACGGCAGAATAGAATCGTTAGTTAGTAGAATAACTGGGTTTGCTGACATGATACAATTAACTCATTTAAAGTTACAGCAAGTTTTATCAAGAATAGTTCCTGATGGTGTTTTTGTAGATGTAGATGGATTAGCAGAAGTAGATTTAGGAAACGGTACTACATACAACCCACAAGAAGCATTAAATATGTATTTTCAAACTGGTAGTATTGTAGGTAGGTCAATGACTCAAGATGGTGATTTAAACCACGGAAAAGTACCTATACAAGAACTATCTTCTTCTAGTGGTCAACAAAAAATCGCATCTTTAATACAAACTTATCAATATTACCTTCAGTTAATAAGAGACGTAACAGGTCTTAATGAGGCTAGAGATGGTAGCCAACCTAACTCAGATTCACTTGTAGGATTACAAAAGCTAGCAGCAGCAAACTCTAATACAGCTACAAAACATATACTTACATCTAGTCTATATTTAACAATAAAAACTTGTGAAAACATATGCTGTAGAATTGCAGATGCTTTAGAATTCAACTTAACCAACGAAGCTCTTAAGTCTAGTATAAGCTCATACAACGTAGGTACTTTAGAGGATATATTTAACCTTCATTTATATGACTTTGGTATATACTTAGATTTAGTTCCAGATGAAGAGGAAAAAGCTATGTTAGAACAAAATATACAAATGGCTTTACAGCAGCAAAGTATAACTTTAGAAGATGCGATAGATGTAAGGCAAGTAAATAATTTAAAGTTAGCTAATCAACTTTTAAAAGTCAGAAGACAGAAAAAATCTGCAGCAGATCAAGCGGCTCAAGAGAGAATGATAAAAGCACAAGCAGAAGCTAACGCTGAAACAACTGAAAGAGCAGCTATGGCAGAAGTGCAAAAACAAGAAGCTACAGCAAATACAGAATTACAAATAGAAAAAGGTAAATCTCAGTTTGCTATAGAAAAACTACAAGCAGAAGCAGCTATAAAAAGACAATTAGCTGAACAACAATTTAATTATGACATGCAGTTAGAACAGCTTAAAGCTAATTCTATGATGCAAAAACAACAACAAATTATTCAAAGAGAAGCTGAAAGAGAAGCTGAAATAGAAAATAGAAAAGACAAAAGAGCTAAAATAGTTGGAACTCAACAATCAGCTATGATAGGTCAAAGACAAAATAAGGAAATGCCAATAGATTTTGAAGCTGATAAAGGAGATTCTATGCAGCTTGTTCAATCAATGATGGGTCCTAGTTAATTATTATATTTTATATTATGAAAGAAAAAGAAAAACCAATCGTAGATGATAAGGTAGAAGGTTTAAAAGTCAAAAAAAAACCTGGTAGACCTAGGAAGCTAGTGTCTCAAAATGAAACTACAAAAATAGATTTATCTAAAAAAGAAGAAACTAAAAAAGAACAAGATGCCGTTCAAGAGCGAAAAACAGAGGAGATATCTATGGGCGAAACATCCGGAGATAGCGAAAAAATGGACAAAGAAATACGGGTCGAGTCCAATAAAGATGATAATAAACAAGAAGAGAAAGAAGAAATAAAATCTCCTATATCTGAAATAGATAAAATTGAAACAAATAAAAAAGAAGAAATTAAAGAAGAACCTGTAAAAGATGAACTTCCAGAAAATGTAAACAAATTAGTAAGTTTCATGAAAGAAACTGGAGGAACTTTAGAGGAATACGTTAGATTAAATGCTGATTATTCTAAAGTTAATGACGAGGTTCTATTAAAGGAATACTATAAAAAAACTAAACCTCATTTAGATGAAGAAGAAATAAACTTTGTTTTAGAAGATAATTTTTACTTTGATGATGAGGTTGAAGACGAGAGGACTATTAAGAAAAAACAGTTAGCTCGTAAAGAAGAAATTGCTAAAGCCAAAAGCTTTTTGGAAGAAACAAAGGCTAAATATTACGATGAGATCAAGTTGAGAAATCGTAATGAAAACCCTGAAATGACAAAAGCTATGGATTTTTTCAATAGATATAACAAAGAACAAGAGTTTAATCAACAGAAAGCTCAAGACTTCAGAGAGAGAACTAAAAATCATTTTAAAAGCGAAGATTTCAAAGGTTTTGATTTTGAATTAGGTGATAAAAGGTTTAAGTATGGAGTTAAAGACGCTGAAAGTTTAGGTAAAGAACAAGGTGACTTGAACAACTTTTTAAGAAAGTTTCTTGATGAGAAGGGTCAAATTAGTAACCTTAAAGATTACCATAAAGCTCTATACGCTGCTACAAATGTAGATACTATAGCTAAACATTTTTATGACCAAGGTAAAGCCGATGGTACTAAAGAATTAATAGCTAAATCTAAAAATATAGATAAATCACCTAGACCTGAGGGTGGAGGAGATGTTTTTATAAATGGATTAAAAGTAAAAGCAATTAGTGGTGTTGATAGTTCTAAACTAAAAATAAAAAGAAAATTTAACAAATAAAAAACTATTAAAATGGGATTTATAAACAATTCTCCAACAGGAGCATTTCCAGCATCAATAGTTCCTTCACAAAAAAAGCTAGCCTTAGAAACTAACTATTTAGATTTTACAGGTGGTGATAACGATTTTGCTCAGCAATATCTACCGGAACTTTATGAGCAGGAAGTAGAAAGATACGGCAACAGAACTTTATCAGGATTTTTAAGAATGGTAGGAGCTGAAATGCCAATGACATCTGATCAAGTAATTTGGTCTGAACAAAATAGACTACACGTAGCTTATGATAACGTTACAAGCATTACACAAGGTGGTGGTACAGCTGCAGAAGCAAGTAGAGTAACTGTTGATATGACCGATACGGACGCTGTAAGTCCAGCTGTTAGAACTGGTCAAACAATTTTAGTTTCTGACAACGCAACTGGGTTAATAACTCAAAAAATGTTAGTTGTTGCTTCTAATTTTGATTCTGGATATGCTGGTAATGCAAATCAATTTGATGTTGTACCTTATGACAGTTCTACAGTTAAGGCTGCTTTACAAACAGGACCAAACAGCTTGTTTGTATATGGATCTGACTTTGGAAAAGGCACTGATACTATGAAAGGAGCTATTCAGCCAAACTTTACTCAGTTTAGTAACAATCCAATGATTCTTAAAGATCACTTTGAAATCAATGGTTCTGATACTGCACAAATTGGTTGGGTTGAAGTAGCTACTGAAGATGGTACATCTGGATATTTATGGTATTTAAAATCTGAATCTGAAACAAGATTAAGATTTGATGACTACTTAGAAATGTCTATGATTGAAGCTGAAAAGGCTGAACATGATTTCAACTTTGAAGGTGGTACTGCTGCAGGTGGAGCTATAAAAGTTAATGGATCTGAAGGTTTATTTGCTGCTATAGAAAAAAGAGGTAACGTATACTCTGGTTTTGCAGGCGCTGCTGCTCCTGGAGCTGGTGCGTTAGGTGACTTCGATACTATATTAAAGCAATTAGACAAGCAAGGAGCTATTGAAGAAAACATGTTATTCTTATCAAGAGCTACTGCTTTAGACTTTGATGATATGATAGCTGCTCAAGCTGGTGGAGGTTACGCTTCTACTGCTTCTGCTTCTTATGGTCTTTTTGACAACGAAGCTGAAATGGCACTTAACTTTGGTTTCTCTGGTTTTAGAAGAGGTTCTTATGACTTTTACAAAACTGACTGGAAATATCTAAATGATGCTTCTACAAGAGGTATGTCATCTGCAATTGATGGTGTAATGATTCCAGCTGGAACTACTACAGTTTACGACCAAATGATGGGAGTTAACATTAGAAGACCATTCTTGCATGTGAGATATAGAGCTTCTGAAACTGAAGATAGAAGATACAAGTCATGGATCACTGGATCTGTGGGTGGTGCTTATACTTCTGGATTAGACGCTATGCAAGTTCATTTCTTATCTGAAAGATGTTTAGTTACACAAGCAGCTAATAACTTCGTGTTATTTAAAGGAGCTTAATTATTAACATTTAAAACTTAAGAAAATGGGTTATTTAAAACTAAAAAAAGCAGACGATTCGTGCGACTTAATACCAGCTGATAACATTATGTATGTTAAAGGTACAGAAGGTACTGCAAATACTGCTACTGGACAAGATCCTGCTAATGGTGCTGCTCCATTTGTTGAAATAGTACAAGGGTTTGCTACTGCTGACGCTGATAAATTAGCTGCTAGCAAGGTAATTGTAGGACCTGCTACTACTGATGCTGCTTCTGCTACTACAACTTGCAAGAAAATAATGCAAGACGCTGTTAATGAAGCAATCATTAAAGCTGCTCAAGCAGAAGGCTTGGTGGTTGAGGTTGATTTTGATGGTGTATTATCAGACCCTAATTACACTGGCGATGATGCTAATGTAACTAGTGCTGTTCCAATACTTTACGACATAACACCGTAAGTGTAAACAATTATAAGATCCCGCTTCGGCGGGGTCTTTTTAAAACATTAAATATTATGCCAAATTTATTTAGATTACCCGTATTTCAAAGTTCAACAGATGAAGATGGTTGGAAAACAAGAAATGGTGAAAAACACGTTTTTATTAACGCTGAGGGTGTAGCAAAAATTTCACTAGTAAGTGGTTATGACCAAACAGATAACGGTTTAAGAATAACTTACAAAAAAAGTACTCAACAAGCTACTGATTATGGTGGTGGTAATTATAGTTCAGGAAATTATTTCGCTACAATAACCTGGTTTTATCAATTTACATTTAACTCTGCCACTGGTAATGTTTCTATTCCACAGAGCGAAATACAAAGATTAAAACAAGTTATAAAAAAAGCTAATAAAAAACCATTATCAATGCCTATATTTGAACTTGAAAATCAAGGTAACATAGAATTAATAAGAAAACCAGCTTTATTAACCATTAAACAAATAGAATCCGCCTATGAACTAGCCTCAGGAGGAGGAGGAGGAGTTTGTTCAATCGGTGGAAATGACGGCGGAGATGACGGTGGAAAAGATTTAGGAAAGGGATAACTAATTTAAAATAAAAAGAACTCATGCAAGGAAATTACATGTTAACAAGAGTGGTAGATAACCCAGAAGATGTACAAAAGAAATTACTACGTGCTAAAGGTGAAAAAGTTGAAATTGAAGGAGAAATAAGAACTTATAATCTTGAAAAAGAACTTTCAGTTGATCAACTTAATGTTTGTATTGATAAAGCAGAAAATGAAATTGAACGTGAAAATTGCACAGCTGAATACAATGCTCGTGTTAAATCATTAAATAAAGATATTGCCGAGGCAAATGCTCGTTTAGGTGAGGTCAATGCGGTAATTACAAGTTTAGAGCAAGATCTACAGGGAGAAGAAACTTTAATTCCTGTTGACAATGTTTTTATGATAGAGAAATCTTGTAATACAGAATTTATAGAAGACGATAGAAAAGCTATATGTTTGCAATATAAAGAATTTAACTCAAACCAAAGCTTAGGAGAAGAACAAACTGCTCCTAGATTTGTAGCTTGTTTTATAGAGGTTGCCGACTATTTAGGCAACGACAACCAGCTATTAACAGATGTAGCTGAATCAGTTATGAATACGGTAAAAGCTCCTAATTCACAACCTGAGTTAAAATTTAGATACGCAGGTGCTATAGTTAGTAGAGTTGTTGAACCTTATTTTGGTAACTAAATTACAATTATTATATTATATTATATTATATTATGAAAAAAGAAAAAGAAAAAAAACCTGGTTTATTTGATAACTGGGAATACAAGGATAGAACATATATCCTAGCGAATAACTATGAACCTTTGACATACACCATACCTGTTAAACACACAAATAGATATCCATTATTATGGTTTGATGAAGAAAAAGGTTATAATAGAGAATTAAGGTATGCTACTAATCAAAAATCTCCATTTGTAGATGAACAAAAAGGATCTGTAACTTTAGATCATTTGTATTTTGAAAAAGGAGTTATGATAGTTAAAAAAAATAAACCTGTTTTACAACAATTTCTCTCATTACATCCTCAATTTAATAGCACTTTTTACGAGTACGACAAAGTTGAAGTTGCAGACAATCAGTTAGAAAATATTGAAATGGAAGTCCAAGCTCTTAACTTAGCCATGTCTTTAGACATTGAAGAGATAGAAGCAATAATGAGAGTTGAATTAGGATCTTCTGTTACCTCCATGAGCACTAGAGAATTAAAAAGAGATGCTTTAATATTTGCTAAAAGAAATCCAAGTTTATTTGTTGATTTAGCTACAGACGATAGAGTTCAACTGAGAAACTTAGGTATAATAGCTGTTGAAAAAAATATTATAAATTTATCAGGAGATAATAGAACTTTTTCCTGGGCATCTAATAATAGAAAGTTATTTAGCGTACCTTTTGATGAACATCCATATTCAGCTTTAGCTGCTTGGTTTAAAACGGATGAAGGTTTAGAAGTTTTTAAAACTATAGAGAAAAAACTTAAATAACAAGTGATAATAAATAAGGCGGCTTATCGCCGCCTTTTTAAATTATAAAAAATGACAAATAGCGTAGATATAGTATATAAAACTGTTCTTTCTATATTGAACAAAGAACAAAGAGGTTATATGACACCATCTGAGTTTAACAATATAGCTAGGCAAGTTCAACTAGAATTATTTGAAAAGAACTTTGAAAACTTAAACTTAGCTTTAAGGATGCCTGAAAATGACAGTGAATATGCTAATAGAGAAAAGCTTTATGAAGAAAATATATCTGCGTTTGAAGTCTCAGCAATTTTATCTAACGTTTTAGGAAATTATAATAACTTAGTATACAGGTTAGGTTCTTTAACAACAAACTACTTAGGTGTTGAAAGAAATATAGAGCAGGTTTCTAGCAAAGAGTTAAAGTTGATACAAAAATCAAAGTTAACAAAACCTACATTTGAGTTTCCAGTATTTATTTTGCAAAGATCTGGAAATGATGTAGGAGCTTTAGTTTATCCAAATATACCAGCTGATCAAATAACTATAAATTACATAAGTTTCCCTGCAGCACCTCAGTGGAATTTTACAGTTGGTAATCTTGGACAATACTTATATAGTCAACAAACCTCTACAGATTTTTCTATATCTGCTAATTATTTTACAGATATAGTTTTAAATATATTAATGTATGCTGGTGTTGTTATAAGAGATCAACAAATAATTCAAGCTGCAGCTAGTCAAATAGCTCAAGAAGACGCAGTTAAAAAAAGCTAATATAAATGGGTTTAATAAATGAAACAAATGCGCAGTATTACGCTGGCCAACAGGTTTTCCAAACTTCAGGTGGGTCATTGCAGCAATTTACATGTACGTTTAACGTTGAATTAAAAGATTCTCCTATAAGAAACTACACAGTAAAAAATAATGGAGTGGAAGTACCGTCAGCAAACTACTCTGTTTCGCAAAATGTAATTACTATTAATCCTAATATAAACGCTGGAAATATATTAGTTGAATTAATTAAAACAGCTATTGAAAGTAATTTAGGCAGCTACGAATATATCTCTATATCTGATATTGTAGATAACTTTTTAGTGGCTTATGTTGGTACTGATAAGTTTATACCTCATGCAAAAAGATCTGACATAATATTTCACGCTAAAAGAGGTTTACAGGAATTTAGTTATGATACATTAAGAAGTATAAAGTCTCAAGAAGTACAAATACCTGAGCATTCTTTAAGCATACCTATACCACAGGACTATGTTAATTACACTAGGCTATCATGTGTGGATGCTAACGGTGTGCAGAAAACTATATATCCAGCTAACAACATAACTACTAACCCCACAGAGCCGCTATTACAAACTGAAGCTGGCGAGTATACTCAAGATAACGAAGGCTCTAACATAGAACCAGAACAATCTAGAATAAATGAAAGATGGAGAAAAGCTAACGATAGTAATCTTAATGGAGAGTTTAGTGAAGATTATATTACAGCTTCTAATATATACAACAACGCTTGGTGGAAAACAGCATATGGCCAAAGATATGGTTTAGACCCTGTAGTTTCACAAGACAATGGTTGGTTTACAATTAATAGAAGAAATGGAACTTTTAATTTTAGTAGCAATTTATCTGGTGGTATACTTATATTAGAATACTTATCTGATGGTTTAGGTTACGATGAAGATACTAAAATACCTAAAATGGCAGAGGAAGCAATGTATATGCATATAGCTCATGCTATGGTTTCTACCGCTAGAAATATACCTGAGTATGTTGTAAATAGGTTTAAAAAAGATAGAAGAGCAGCTTTAAGAAATGCAAAAATAAGATTACAAAACTTAAAACTAGATACTTTAGTTCAGGTTATGAGAGGTAAATCTAAATGGATTAAATAATATAATATGCCACAAGCAAAACATACTTTTGTAGAATCTAAAATGAACAAAGACCTTGATGACAGGCTGTTATCAGGAGGTCAATATAGAAATGCTGTAAACATTGCTGTGAGTAAATCTGACGATTCTAATGTAGGAGCTTTAGAAAACGTTTTAGGTAATTATAATATAAACAATTTCTTTCCTAATGGTTACAACGTTCCAGTTGGTATACAAGTAATAGGATCATATTTCAATACAGTAAGCGATGATATATTTGTTTTTTTAACAAATTTCATAGATCCAGCAAATCCTAATTCCGCTCAACAAGAAACAAAAGCTTATGTTAATTCTAGTCATTTTATAAATGTTTACAACGTAAAAACAACGCAAGCTAAAATATTAGTAACAGGTGTTTTTTTAAATTTCTCAATAAACAATAGGGTACTAGGCGTAGACGTTGCAGAAGATTTTTTGTTTTGGACTGACAATAGAAATCAACCTAGAAAAATAAACTGGAAAACAGCATCTTCTAATCCTAATTATTACAACACTGAAGACACTATATCTATAGTTAAGTACGCTCCTTTTATGCCTATCAAAGTTCAAGATGAAACAGTAATAGAAAGCCCTATAGAGGTTTCTACAGCCACATCTATGAATATAGAGGTTTATAACACAGACACAGATACTTACGAGTTTCAGGACGTTATAGAATACTTAGGAGACAACACCGCTGAAAAAGCAGCAAGATCACCATATAGTCAAGTTAGCATAACAAATGGTGGTACTGAAAATATTCCTTTATATACTTATTTTGAGTTATCAAATAATACTGGTGGAGAATCTGGATTATTTCAAGTTATGGCTAAGGAGTTTTCTGCGACTACAGGTGGACCCACAAAACTTTATACTTGGCCTAGAATTTCAACAAACACTACTAATTGGGATAAAATAACTTTCTATAACTTAAACATGAAGGACGCTACAAGTTCTCATTTACCTCCTTCTGCTAGAATAAAGTTTGTTACTGAAGGTGGAAATATTACCCAAGGTAATTGTCTTTATGATCAAAATAATTCATCTATGGATGTGTTTTATTTGAACGGAGGTACAGGAGAGAATTTAGGAAGTGGTTATGTTGGAGACAACAATCCAATTACAGATCAAAATAAAGCTTCAAAATACGGATTACCGCTTGGACTGTTTGGATCTTTAGTAGCCAGGTCAGATGATGGCGATATGAGCATTACTAATGCTTCTGATTTTCATATATCTACAGGTTTAAAAACCGGAAATAAATGGACTAAAACTAGAATTATAAGTAATACTTTAGTAGATGACACTGCTCAAGCTTGTTTTTTAATAAATACAGATCCCACTACTTCAACCTCAGAAAGTAGAGCTCAATCTAGTTACGGTATTCCAGATCTAACAAATGGTGATCCAGATTGGAACGTAGGTTTTGATAAAGATTTGACTATAAACAAAGGTCAACACTATTTTGACTTTTGCTTTCCAAATCCAAATTATAATCCAGACTGGGCAGGAGATGGCGAAAATTTAAAAGAGAAGTTTGTTAGATTTGCTTATAGATTTAAGTTTGATGACGGCGAATACTCTCTTATATCTCCATTTACTCAACCTCTTTTTATTCCAGAACAAGACGGTTTTTTTATAGATGAAATTCCAACGTATAATACCGGTTTAGATGCTAGAGTTACTGATCAACTTTTACAAGCTGGTGAAGATACTATCGTGAAGTTTATGGAAAACAAGTGCAACGATTTTAAGTTAGATATACCATTAGAATATCCAGTAAATGAATTAAATGAAAAATTAAAAATAACAGAAATAGATATACTTTACAAAGAGTCTGATGGTCTTATAATTAAATTAATAGAAACTATAGATTTAAAAAATAATACAGACATATCTAACAATTCAACAAATACTTTTAGCTATAGTTACCAGTCTTCTAAACCTTTTAAAAATTTACCAACTGATGTTTTAGTAAGGACATCAGATAAAGCACCAATAAAAGCTCTTTCACAGGCTATTTCAGGTAACAGAGTTATATATGGTAACTTTGTGGATAAACATGGTTCTCCAAATACATTAGATTATGAAACTTCTGTTTCTGAAAAAACAAATGTAAACGTTCAAGGTACTAGCAAAGCTAGAATACAATATCCTAATCACACTGTAAAGCAAAATAGAACTTATCAAGTTGGAGTTGTTCTTGCAGATAGATATGGTAGACAAACAGATGTTATACTTTCACCACCTAAAGAAGAATTAACTAAAATACCTAGAGGTGATGGAACAACATTAGACTTTGGTGATTCAACTATATATCACAAGTATAAACCTGAAGATTATAACACTTTAGAATGGGTTGGTGATAGTTTAAAATTGTTATTTAATTCGCCGATACCTTCTAGCTTACCGAACGTACAAGGATATCCTGGTCTGTATAACGGTGATCCAACTAGTGATGATTACAATCCTCTTGGTTTTTACAGTTATAAAATAGTAGTTAAGCAAAAAGAGCAAGATTACTATAACGTATATGTACCTTCATTAATGTTAGGTCAGCCAGCACCTCCTCAAGTATGTATACCTTGGGGTGGACCAGCAGGTAGTACAAGCATAATAGAATATTTAGAAATAGGAGATACAGCGTTTGAAGGATCTTTAGATGTTACAGACCTAGAGGTAGGTATGATATTTACTTTATTCAGTTGTGCTTTAAATGGAATTCAAACATCTGTGGCTAAAAAATTGTTCACTATAACAGAGATAGATACTTCAGGTGTTAGTGATGTTGTTAGATTTAGCCCACCAATACCTACACAATGGAATATTGCTGGAAACGAATTAAGAGGTGCTTTAGGTAGTGGTACACAGTATCCAGTTGTAAATGGTCAACAAACAGATTCTAGTGATTGCTTTCAAAATGCTCAATGTTTTCAACAAACTGAAATATGTTTTTCTAGACCTGGTAGTTTTGACGGAAGCTTTTTATCACAGACAATGACAACAACTCTGTTAGGTGACAATATAAATAAAGTTCCAGCTGACTTAACAGAGGTAAGAGCTAATCAAGCTGTATATGGTTCTTCAGATTTAGGTATGATACCTAGAGTTGCTACTAGTTCTCAAGATAAATATAGTGTATTTGGAGGTAGTAGTGGAACATGTAATTACACGTGGACGGCACAAGTTAACCCAGGCACGACTAGAGAAGTTGTAACTATGCTAGGTAATTGGAATGATATTGTTTCACAAGAGTATAAAAGTAATTTATACGAAGAAGATAAAAATCCAGTAGTAGCTATAATGAGTAACTCTTTTAGACTAGGCGTTGTTGCTGACTCTAAACAATATTTAGCTGTTTTTGAAACTGAGCCTACTGTATCTAATTTAGATATTTTTTGGGAAACATCCACTACTGGTTTAATTTCAGAGTTAAATGAAGATATAGCTAGTTCTGATGATCCAGCGTTGATGGCTGTTAATACGTGGAATCAAACTGAAGGTAACAATTACGATGCTGCTGAAGGTGGAACACCATCTGTTGTTTTAGAAGTTTCTTTTAAAGATGCTAATGGCGATAGTATTACCACTTTAAGTTCAGTTATTTTACTTAGTGTTACTGATAGTTCAGGTCTTCCAGGTGGCCAACCAAATGTTTTAACATCAGAGTACGATACTAACGTAGTATTTTCCGCTGGGCTTTATCAAATTAAAGCTATTAAAAATTGTGTTTTCAGGCAAAATCAAGAACAGAACGATAGAATATTTACTTTCCAAACTACAACTACTACAGGAAACACTGCACAATGGAGCACTGATGGATCTCACAGTATAGCTAACGAACTTCCAACTGCTCACTTGCAGTTTAGAAATCCAAACAATGGTGTGCCAGGTCAAGGTGGATTTGCTGGACCACCTCAAAATTGGACTTTCCCTCCACAACTAGTTCCTCAATACATGCAAGTGGATATTAATCCCGGCCAAAATAATCAAACAGTTTTTGATGTTCCAAATAAAGGGGCGGCAGCGCCGCTAATGTTGTTAATGTCTAATGGTTCAGCAGCTGATTTTGGCGAAACTCCTAACAAGTGGATTGAAAATGGTGTTAAAATTGAAGTTCAAGATATAAATGGAAACGTCATAGACGCTAGCAACCCTCAAGCTGGTTTCTTCTGGAAGTATTGGCCAGGTTGTCAAGGTGGTTGTATTAACAATTTAAATCCTTATCCTTATTATTTTACTTTAGAATTTGAACCAAATAATGCACCTTCTTCTCTTTTACCTGCGAATAACAGTCAAGCATCAAATGTTACAGTATATATACAATGTACAGCTATAGACGCAGCTACTGGAGGAAATAGTTATTTTGAAACTTTAAGTCAACCACTTGTTGTTAATTCAAACTCAATGACTAATAACATTTTTAGTACATTGACAGCTGGAGGTATTACTGGTAGGTTAGAAGTGGAAATATCAAATTCTTCAACACCTATTACAACTTGGAATTGTAATAGTGGAACTTGTGTAGAAGTGTCAGGAACTGGTGGAACTTATGTTGATCTTCAAGCTTGCGTTAATAGTGGTTGTCAAACTACTACTTATGATTGTGTAAATGGAGTTTGTACATTAGTACAAGGAAGTGGTGGAGCGTATGCCGACGAAAACGCTTGTCTTGCTGACTGTGGCAACACATCCGCTAATGAACCTAAAATGAACTTACAATTTATCGGTTGTCACAGCGGCGGTAATCAAAAACCTGGATATTCTGAACCTTTTTGTCAGTTTAACCCATATCAATATGAGAATATTTTAAATCCTAATAATGGTAGTAACTTTGTTGGAACTACAGTTGGTGGTATATGTGCCGATCCACCACCCGCGCCATCTACTGGTTTTAACAGTCCTGATGCTGATGGTTGTGTTGCTGGAGATTGTAATGATCCTATGCCAAAAGCATTAGGTTTTGGTATAACACACAAGGATAATCCTGGTATTATTGGTCCAAATGGTAGTGTAATCCTTTCTGGTGGTGGTGCTAGTTACTCAAATAACGGTTTAAATTTTGCTAATCCAAATACTAGTGTTTATAAAACTGATGGCGGTAGATGTGAAGGTACTGGAGCTAGTTTTGGTCAGTATGGTTTTGGACCGTACCCTAATGGAACTGGAATAAGTGCTTTTAACGACAGCAGCAACAACTTACCAATGATAAATCAAGGAGCTGATTTAGGTAATTTTGCTATAGCTACATCTATATTCTGCTGCCCTTGTATGACTGATTGTCACGCATGTGCTCCTTTAAGTGCTTTCATACAAGACAGCAGTAACAATGATATAAACTCTACTGGATATGATTTATACTTTGCTAAGTGGGGTATAGCTGGGCCTGCTACGTTATACAATTCTAATGGTAGCACTAGCTCTTATGCACAAGGCCGTCATGTGGGTTCTTTTACTAACGCTATGCCAGGTTTAACATATCTTCCAAACGTAACAGTAGGTAATACCACAGGTATAGTCAATTGGTGGTACGAACAACAGGCTACTTATAGTGCTTGCGCCCCATCTGGTAGCTTATTTACTAATCTTTAAATAAAATAAATGGGACATTTATTAAAATATAATTTTAGAAAAAATAAAGGTTTTCCTAAAAAAAGAGTTGTACCTGGTGAAGATACCGGGGGTGCTGGGTATATAGCTTACCAAAATATAATGTTAAGAAAGAGAAGAGGATCTGACTTAACTGCTGACCCTGGAATATTTACACAAGGTTTTGACTCTGCTAATGATATTCCTAGTATTACAGGAGGTCAAATACCGCCTTCACCACCTGGCAACTGGAATTCTACTCATGGTTATGCTACTAAGTTTAGACATGTACCGGTACCATTAGGTATATACCACTCAGCGTACGGTCAGAATGTTGGCTGCCTCGATTGCTTAATGCCTGGTTCAAACTCGCCAGCTGGTAGCAACGCTTGGAGTTATTCAAAAGGACTAGCACAAGGAACAGGAACTACTTTTGAGTATGATACAAGTGGTCTGTGGAATGGCCAGTCACCACAATACATGAAATTTGATGTTGAAAGTAATTTAGGTGTTGGAGACTCTTGGCCAGGATATGGAGGTCAATATGTTTGGAGGTGGGTGCCTGCACAATCCTCATCGTTTATGATAGACGCAATAGAGGTTGGCTATATGGGGCAAGTATCTTTTAATGATGGTTGGGGTGGATGCAATGCTAATGGAACAGACGATTGTACAGCAGATTCTTGGTTAATAAAATTTATTGTAGGTGCTAACACTCAGCCTTATGGAAGGTGTGTTGTTACTATTTTTGGTGTACAAGAATACGAAAGTGGTTCAGATGCTAATGGAGTAAACACTTGTGTGGTGGTAGGATTACCAGGTTGGGATGAAGGTGCTATATGGCCTATATCAATAGCTCAAGGTGGAACAGCTGGTTGTTAATAAACTTAAAACTAAAATATGGCTACTGTAATAGAAATAGATTATTTTAATTCTTATTGGTTAAAAAGAATACAAACTGGACCTCAACAAGTGCAGAGTTGTCTTGCTTTAGATCCAATAGATGATGTTGCAAATATTAATCCTGAAAAAGTTTGGCCTGGGCCATTTTGGTATGGCGACGCTAATAAATCTGACAACCCAAATGGTATACTAGTGAGAAAACCTAATTTATTTTTAGAAGAAAGTAGGATTAGAGCAGGCTATAATAATTTACAAACTGATCTTGGTACTAAAGCTTATATAAATGAAAAAAATCCAGAACAAAAACATAGAATAAATGCTTTAATATATTCAGGATTATTTAATTCCACAACAGGTGTTAATAGAACTAATGTATTTTCTGTTGGAGATGCTATTACAAAAGCAGCTGACATAAACAATGGTAGTATACAAAGAATATATACTGAAGATACTAACTTAATTATATTCCAAGAAAACAAAGTTAGTAGAGCTTTAATAGATAAAGATGCTATATTTTCCGCTGAAGGAGGTGGATCTGTTACTACTAGTAATTTAGTTATAGGGCAAATAGTTCCATATACAGGTGATTATGGTATTAGTAAGAATCCAGAATCTTTTGCAGTGTTTGGCTTTAGAAAGTATTTTACAGATAAGTTTAGAAACTCTGTAATGAGACTATCAAGAGATGGTTTAACAGAGATATCAAACTATGGTATGATAGATTACTTTAGAGATAGTTTATCAGCATTAAAAGATGACTACGAAAAACAAGGTTATCAATTTACCGTTGACGTTAGTTCTACTTCAAACACAGTAGTTTTAAACAATTACACTAATGATATACCTTTGTTTATAGGTTCTAATTTTCAAATTCAAGATGCTACAGGCAATTGGCCTATATCAAGTATACATATAACTAATTTGGAAATGAACGTAACAGGTGAAGTTGTTATAACACTTTCTGAAAATATTAACATTGATGCTGGATCTTTAGTTAGATTTAATAGTTTTACAAAAAGTTTTGTAATAGGTGGTTTTGATATACATACTAAGCAGTATCACGTTTCACTACAACAAAACCCTAGATCTTATAGTAGTGACTTATCTAGCTACGCTACGCTAGCTTTTGATGAGTCTGTTTTAGGTTGGACAAGTTTCTTAACTTATAAACCAGATTTTATAGATAGTTTAAAATCTAAGTTTTATTCTTTAGTGTCTAGAGGAATATATGAACACAATTATCAATTGTTATCTAACAATAGAAACACTTTTTACGAAACTTCAACACAACCACAAGTAACTTTTGTATTTAATCCTCAACCAGATTTAAGTAAGAATTTCCAAACAATATCTTACGAAGGTAGTAATGGTTGGAAAATGAGTATATTAAATAGTGATGATTTAGAGCCTATAATAAGTCCTTACACTATAGTAAACGGCGTGTATGTTCCAAATTTTGCAACTGGAAATTTTATAAAATACAAAGATAGTTCTAATGAGATAAAAAGTTTATATGAAGGTAGATATGAAAATTATCCACCTTACAACTCTGGAATAAATGCTATTAATCCTCCGTTTGCTTATTCTGGTTTTGTTGAAAAAGAAAATTTATATGTAGCTAGTATCATAAATAACAGTGAAGTTAGACCAGGTGAAGTACTATTTGGACAGCAAAATTCATCTGGAATAAAAGCTAATTATGTAACTGCTACAATGACGACTGATCAAATAACAGATAATAACGGTGCTAAAGAATTATTTGCGGTTAGCACTACTTTTGTGAAGTCAGGATTTTAAATTTAATATAATGAAATTAAACACAAGAAGATTAGTAGAGAAGGATTACGATATTTTAAAAGAATGGTGGGATTTTTGGCCAGGTTGGGAGGCTCCACCTAGAGATTTATTACCAAATAATGGGACTGGTGGGGTCATGGTTGAAAGTAATGGAACTCCAATAGTAGCTGGTTTTTTATATACGACTAACTCTAAGATGGTTTTATTGGAGTGGGTTATATCTAATCCTAATTATAGAGAAAGTGACAGAAAAGACGCTATTTACATTCTTATAACTGAATGTGAAAGAATAATAAAAGAATTAGGTTATAAGTACGGTGTTACTATAACTAAAAATCAACATTTAATAAATAAACATAAATACTTAGGTTGGAAACAAGATGAAAAACCTTCTTATGAATTAGTAAAAGTTTTAAAATAAATATTATGGGTGCAATGACAGCAGGTTTAATTATAGCAGGAGTAGGAGCAGTAGGTGGAGCTATAGGTAACAGAGCGGCTAAAAATGCAATGGAAGATCAAAGAAACCATTGGAATGATCAAGCTAGTAAATATGAGGCTATGCTTAATGAGGCTAAAGAAAATAGACCTGATATAAAAAATCCCTATGCTGGTATGAAAAACGCTTTTGCCAATATGTCAAATCCTTACGCTGGACTTACAAATGAGTATGCTAATCTTAGTGTAGCTACAGGTGCTGCTGAGTTTCAAGCAGAGCAAGCTGACATAGCATTAGCTAATTCATTAGATACCATGATGGCTACCGGTATGGGATCTGGTGGAGCTACAGCATTGGCTCAAGCTGCTTTACAAAGCAAGAAAGGTATAGCTGCAGACATACAGCAACAAGAATCTGCTAATCAAAAACTAAAAGCGCAAGGTGCTATGAAGGTAGCTCAAATGAAAGCAGAGGGACAACTAGCTGTTGATCAAATGAAAGGTGAAGGTGAGATGAGGGTTCAACAATTAAAAGGTCAAGGAGAACAATTTAAAATGCAAACACTAGAAAGTAGATCTATAGCTGACATGGGCTATGCTGCTGGCATGATGCAAAATGCACAGCAAAATGCTATGAACGCTGAGATGGGTATGATACAGGCAGATGTAGATTTAGCTAACAATATATCAGGTACTTTAGGTAGTGTTGGTACCTCTGTTATGGGAATGTAATTAAAAAAAATAATAAAAATGGCAGATAACGCATATAGTAATCCTCAAAGAGTAACAGATAACAGTCTTAGGGCTTATCAAAAAATGAGTCAATCATCAGCATTGTCAATGAGATCAACAATAGAATCAATGCAAAGAGCTGTCGTTAATAAAAGAAAAGCTCAACAACAACTTTATAATAGAGAACAAGCAATAGTTGCTAACAAAGAAAAAACTTTAAATAGTTTAACTAGCACCGGAACAGACGCTTTTGATGTAAACATGAGGGGTTTTTGGAATGATAAAATAGATCAATACTATAAAATAAAAAATGGTATGAATCTAGGTAAAATAGATAAGAGAAAAGGACAAGCTGCTTTAACTAAACTAAACCAGCAATTACAGCTTTGGAAAGCTAGTCAAATGGATATATTAGCATTAGCTAGACAGCTTAAAGATACTAATAATAAATATGAAGCTGGAACTGCTAACGGTATTAGCTCAGTAACAAACCAAGGTATACAACAAGTGCTAATGGACTTGGCAGATGGTGGAAATGTAACTATGACTTCAGACTCAAACGGAGATATGTATTTAGTTAGTGTAGATGAAAATGGCAAAATTAAGGATATGGGCGAAGACTTGGGTCAAGCTGCTATTAATGTGAAAAACTTAATTCAAATGCAGCAGCAAAAAAATGCTTTAATAACAGTTCCTGACACTAAAAAATATGACAATAAAATTGTTGATGGTTTTTTAAGACCTGATAATATGCAGTCTCCATACGTAGATTTTACTTATGAATCTACTAATACTAAACAAGATCCCGAGCAGCTTAACCGAGATGTTTATAGATCCATAGATGATACAAAAATAGCTGCATTAAAAACCAACATGTATGATGCGAATGCATACAGCGAAAATGTAAAGGATGACAACTATATGACACCTTTATGGCAAGATATATATAGCAAAATGCTGGATCCAAAAGATTTTTCTGTAAATAATAAAGCTGTTAAAAAGATAATAGCTTCTAAGCTTTCTTCAGTAGACGAAAGTGACGGCTATGACGATGCTGAAAAGGTAGAGTTATTAGATCAAATACAACTACTTGCAAATACAAAATGGGGAGAAGTTCCTAGTAGTTACTCAAACAAACCAAAGGTTTGGAAAGAAATGCAACAGCAGGCTGCGCAAGTTTTAATGATAGACAAAAGTGTTAATAATAGAATAGATCAGTTAAATTTAAAAGAAAGAAAATACGTAAAAACAGAACAAAAACCTAAACAAGGAACAGCTTATACTAGAGATAAATATGAATTACGTAAAAATGATATATCACTAATAATGAAAGCTAGTGAAGCTGTTAAGGATGAAAATTCGTTTTTAGCCGCTTTAAATAACGCTGCTAAAAAAGAGTTGTATATAATGAAAAACGGGGAAATATATGATAAGAGAGGTAATACTAAATTAATATATGATCTTAAAAATGATAGAGACATAATTAACCACATAGGTAATGCAGCTGGAATAAGTACAGATGTTATGACATACGCCCTTTTACCTCAAAACTCTAAGTGATAGATGAAAAAATATATTTATAATAATATGAATTTTTCGCAAGAAGATATTGATCTTGCAGCAGAAAGAGATAAAATATCTGTAGATGATTATCTTTCTAGTAACCCCAGCATTGAAGTTATAGAAGATGATACTGTAGAACCTATAGATGTATCTGAATCTTTTAAACCTATAAAAACAGGTAATGTTGATATTGATAATTTATTTAAGATAGGTTCTGAAAATACTACAAACAATGAAGAGGTTAATATAGACGTCGATACAGAAGAAATTAAGTTAGATAAAGACATAGACACAGAAACTAATGGTGAAGACGACGGATTAGCTAGTAAATCTAAAATATCTTTGTTTAGAACTAGAAAGCTAAAAAACAAAGTTAAAAGAATAATAGAAGAAACAGAACCTATAGAAGATGTTCTTAATACAAATATTGCTTCAGATAGAATAATAGTAAAAACTAATGATGATGGTACTGAGTCTTTTTACAGCTTGTATGATATTTTAAAATCAGAAAAAAACGACTCAATATTTGACAAAATTAAAGATAGAGGTTTTGAAAACATTTCTGACTTTATAAATGAACTTGGTGACAATTATAAGCTAGGTGTAGAAACTGATGTTGTTGAAACAGAAGGTAAAATTTTAAAAGACTTTGAAACAGTAGCGGTAGAAAACTGGAGTGATAAGACTAAAAGAGAAATGAACGCTACTGATTTTTTAAATGCTGTAGACTGGATTGAAATATTTAATGACACAGAAAATGTTGCTAAATATTCTTTAGACAATTTATTGCCATCAGGTTTTAAAACAAGAGAAGTAGCTTGGTTTAGAGATAGAATAGAAATAACACCACCTGACGGTGGTACTCCAATGGTTTTTCAAGTAGACTTAAACCCTAATAAAGAAAAACAAAATGAAATTGCAATAAGTGAAATAGCAAAATTAAAAACATTTATATTAAGTTATAAAGAAGAAAAAGATGCTTCTGGAAAAGTTATTAAACCAGGTTGGTCAGAAGAAGAATACAAAGAAGAAAGAGATTCTTTTAAAAACGAATTTAAAAAATTAATTAATACATCTGTTAATGATGGTGGTGTAAAAATAAGCGAAGAGCAAGTAAAAGAAGTTGAAGATTACAATAGTATAAAAAATATAAGAGAAGCTTTAGTAACTTCTAACTTAGCTATAGTTGGATCAATGGGTTATTCAGGCGAAGTTAAAGGTTGGTTTAATCAAGCTTATAATCAAGGTAATTTTGATAGAAAAAGAGACGGTTTACCAGAGTATGATTTTTCCATTGAAGAATTACAAAAACTAGAGCTAGACACGATCAATGAAGCAATGAAACAGCTTGACATAAAACCAGCGGCTAGAACTAACAAAGAAGCTTTAATACTTGGTGAATCACATGGTCCTTTAGTTGGTTTATCAAAAGATAAAGTTAGTAGAGTTATGGATTATGTTGATACTGTACTTAGAGCTAATTCTGATTATCAAGATGTTTTAAAGAGAACTAGAGAAATAGCTATACAAAATGGATTAGCAGGACAATTAGAATCAAATATAGAAAAATATGCGGAAAGAGATTGGTGGAGCAAGAGTAGTCAATCACTAGGTGAGGGTACTGCTGGAAGCGCTATGCTCAAAGCTGAAAATGATTATCTTCTCAAAACTGCTGAGCTTCAAGCAAACGCTTTAAAAGATAATTATTTAGAAAAACAAAAAGAATTAACAGAAAACCCGTTTGCTCCAATTATTAAAAACTGGGCTAATGAAAATGCGTTTGCATCTTTAGAAAATATAGAAGGTGAAGCTAACATTGCTAACATTAATTTTGTTAATAAGCTTTCAGGTTTAACTATTATGCCTGAAACTGATCTTGACGGTTTGGTAATGGAGGATGTTTATGTTAAAATACAAGGGGAGAAAGATGACGAGGGTAGAGACTTGATTTTTATAATAAAAAAAGGAGAAAGCTTATACGAAAATATTAATAAAGATTTAACTCAAAAAGGCAGTAATGCTCCAGTTTTGCTAATGCCTTCTTCTTCTATTGTTACATATAACAATCAAAAGTCAAATGTTCTATTTGCGCAAGCTGAATTAGAAAAGAGAACTCAAGACATGTTAGATGAGATAGAGAATTTACCTACGTTCGCCGAACAAGTTGAAGCTTGGGATAAAAACTATAATGAACTAGAAAGATTTGGAGTTACACTTGGTATAAGTGGTATAAGCTTGGCTAAGGATTTAACTATTGGAGCAGCTATGTTAACGGCTTATATAAACCCTCTTTATTGGGGTGGTAAAATGGTTGGTGTAGATATGATAAAAGACCTAGCAGAAAATAACGCGTACTTAAGTAGAATGCTAGAGGTTGAAAAAGAAGGTTATAATTTCAATACATCTAGCTTTGCTCAAGGAAATCTTACAAGCTGGGAAGGTTTAAAGGCGTATGGAGAGTGGTCAATGGATACTCTAGCCGATACATTACCTATAATGTGTGTTATGATATTAAGTGGTGGAAGTTCTAGTTATGCGACTGCTATAACTTCTGGATTAGCTGGTTTGTCAGCAGCTGGTGGTAAAATGACTCAAAACGATTTAAACAACCTTAAAATAGAAGAACAGATAAAAGATGTTCAATCTTCAGACATATCTCAAGAGGAAAAAGATATTCAAGTAAAAGAGTTAAATAAGAAAATTAAAACAGCAGGTAGCGGAAAGTACATGTTAGATATGGCTTTTTCGTTTGTTAATGAAGCGGTTTTTGCTAGCCTTACTACAGCTAAGTGGGGTGCTAAGATGAATAAAATGATATTCGCAAACGGAAACGCTTCAACTAGGCAACTTTACAATTCTTTTGGTGATAGAATATATAGCAATGTTAAATCATTTTTTAAAGAAGGTACTAAAGAAGGTCTTGGTGAAACCGGTGTTAACACATTTGAAAATGTTTATGAAGGTAGACCTCTATCACAAGGTGGTCTTGAAGCTTTTGCTGGAGGTTTTGTTGTAAGTAGTATAATGGGAGGAGTTGGTCAAAGTGCAAGTTCTATGACTAAAATAAATTATACTAGCAATAAGGAAATAAATAATCTTACACAATCACAAATCAAACTTGTAGACGCGCATAAGTCTTTAGACATAATAAATGAAGCTATAGAATCTGTTAAAAAGAAAGAAGGAGATCCAACTAAATCTTTAAATATACCTGACAATATAAAAAGATTAGAGCAGTTAGAGAAAATGAAAGCTAAAGAAGAAAGTAGGGTATCAGATTTAATGGGAGAAATAGAAACACAGATAAATGAGATAGACAGCAAACTGCAAGATCAAGGTATGAGACTTTCTGCAGCGGAAAGATACACTAGAAACCAAGCTGAAATGGCAAAGTTAAGAACTGAAGCTTTAAACCTAGCTGCAGATCCTAACTCTGATAAAAAAGGAACCACAGAAAATAAGCTATTAAATGAAATAAACGAAAAGTTTAAGAAATTAGAAAATGAAAACCAATTTTTCTTGAATGCTGACAGCTTTGGTCATGAGTGGAATGCTAGAAAAGGTGAAGCTATATACGATAGTAAGGTTGCAGAAGAAAATGCTGTCATAGTAAGTGAAGCTGTAAACAATATTAAAGAGCAAAAAGGAAATATAGATTACGTTCCTAACGAATCTGAAATTGATGCTGAGGCTAAGAAGATAATAGATACTATGACTTATAATGACAACAACGCAAGAGCAGAGGCAATAGCTGACGCTGGTGGTTGGCAATATAATAATTCAGAAACAAACGCCGAAGGTGTTGAAATTGTAGAGCAAGCATACAATAATTATATAAACTCTCTGTCAGATGTTGATGCTAATTCTACAGTTGAAGTTGCAGGTAAGGATGGTACTACAGTAGAAATGAATTATGTTGATTTTCTAAACATGAAGAAAGACAATGCTATAGAAGGTGTAAATGACGGTAGTGTAAATGGTTTCTATGACAACGATATAAAAGCTCAATTCAATTTTAAAGAAAACGCTATAAAAAACCAAAAACCAGGAGTTCCTTTGCATGAGGGAGCTCACGGTGCTACAGAAACATTAATAGAAAAAGATCCAGCTGCTTTTGAAGAATCAGGTAGAATATTAGTAGAATTTTTAAAATCAACACAGCCAGAAATATTTAACAAAATGATTGTTGAAGGTACTAATGGTTTAAGGCAAGAGGGTGGTAGTAAGTGGGATTTTTCAGAAGTATTTTCGTCTTTTGTTGAAGAGGTTGCTGGTGGGAATATAGATTTAAAAGCTCACAATGACTTTACCGCTTTCTTTGGTATGAAACTAAATGAAGGTTTACAAAAAAGTAGCAATGGTGAATTTCGTGTAGACTTTAAAGGAACAAATGATATCAATAGCTTTTTTACTTCACTAGCACAACAAATAGGTTTAGGTGAAGTAAGTATGGAAACAATGGCTGAATTAAGAGCTAGGCAAGATGATCAAGGCGGTGAGGTAATAGACATAAATAAAGATCAAGATCAAACAGAAAAACAGGCAAGTAGGTTAGCAGCTTCTGAAACTAAAAAATCTAAAACTAGCGATACTAAATCTAAATTAGTAGAAGAAAACAAAATGCTTTTAAAAGAAAAACCTAAAGGTTTTATGGACAAAATAAAAGCTAATGCTAAAAAAATAAAAGAATTAGTTAGCGGTACTGATAACGCACAAACAGATCCTTCCAGTGATATAGCTAAAAAAGCTAAGAAAAGAATTAATGAAGCTGTTGATAAGGTTAGAAACAAAATACCAGCATGGAAAGAAGGTAATAGACAAAAGCCAAATAGAGTTTTAGATAAACTTTTCAATGACATAGGAAGTGATTTAGATGGTATGATAGCTGCAAAAGCTAAAAACTTTGTAACTAACGACAAGAGTGTAGTAGATCTAACGAAGAATGTAGACCTAAAAGAATTACAACAAGCTGTTAAAACTGAGTTATTAGCTGATATAAGAGGGTTTAACAAGAATAATGATAGCTTATATGGTTATATAAATAGTAGGCTTAAACAGAGAATAGGAGATGTTCTACCTGACCTATGGACTGACATGTCTCAAAAAGATATAGATAATTTAAGTACATCAGACACTAAAACAATAAATAAAACAAACGAAAACAAAACTTTAATAGAATCAGTACCAGACGTAAACCTTAGAGAGTCTTTAGATATAGATAGAGATTCACCATTAGGTGATTTAATAATGGAAACTGTAGAAAAAGTTTTAGGAACTAAAATGCCTGAGTTTAAATATGTAAGAAAAAATAAAGGAGGAAAAAGAACCAATGTTAGTTTAGCTGATGTTAAAAAAGTTTTATCTACAAATCCTACTGGTCCAACGAAGAGACAAGCAGAAAGAGACTTAGCTGGTATATATAAGAAGTTTTCAAATGATTTAGAAGCTAGATTTGCTGAAGAGCTTAGAGATGCTTTTGTAGAAACTTTTGGTAGTAGAACAGACTACACTAACTGGCTAGACATAAATGCTGATGCTATATCTGATCTTAGTATAGAAAAGTTAGTGGCTTTTGAAAGGCTAGTTAAAGGAGATAAAATATTTACAGAAGTAGTAAAAGAAAACTTAAGTGTAGAAGAGGTTAAACAATTAGAAGGTACAGGTCTACTTGTTAGTGCCACAACAAATCAAGGACCTACTCTTTATAAAAAATTAAACCCTACTAAACAGCAGGTAATAGACTTCTTTGATATTAAAGGATCTAAAAAAGGTACTAGAAAAGACGCTTTAGCAGATAAAATATCTGGTGAGCTAGCTTTAAACGCTACTATGGAAATAGCATCTAAGCCAGAGGTTATGGAAAAATTTGAACTTGGTTTAGAAGATTCAGGAACCGGCGAGGTTATAGTTAAATCTTATTTAGAAGATGTAAGTAAAGCGATAAACAGAGGTGTAGATCTTAAGTTTTCAAGAGCTTTTAGAGGAAGTGATGCTCCGTTAGAATTAAAAAATACATATAGAAACGGAAGAAAACCTTTTGTTAATTTACTAGCTAAATTAGGTATAACAGAAGAAAACGTTAATGCAGCATGGCAACAGATCTTTGGTGAAACTGATTTTAAATTAAACAAGAATAAAAAATATAAAAATTTAATATTAAAAGAGTGGAGAGGTTTATCTAGGAACATATCGAAAATAGAAAGTATTATATCTAGCGAAGTTCAAATGGGTATTTTAAACTCTATCATTGATGAAAGTGTAGAAGTTACAGACACAGAAAGAGCTGAGTTAATAGCAAAGGCTAAAAATCAAGCATTGACAACTAAAAGAGATGTAGATTTTGATGACATTTTAACCGCTTTAGCTGAGAATTTAGGACTTACTAAAGGCTATGCTTATGAACAATTAGTTTATGACTCTACAGAAATAGCTATAAAAAACTGGAATAAAAATAATCCTGAAACACCTCTAAGATTAGAAGGAAATAGAGGAGAAGATGGTGGTAAAGCAGACTTTATTGCTACAATAGGTGGACAAGAGTTTAATGTAGAATTAAAACTAGAGAAACCTAGGTTTGGTAGTGTAACTATAAAAACAACAACAGATACTAATGGTAACATCGACTTTAATATTAAAAAAGATTACAGTTTTAATTCAGATCTTTTAAAGTCTATAGAAGATGCTAAAAAAGATATTAAAAACTATGTTGATAGAGCTAATGAAATAGGTAAAGAAAGGTTTAAAGAAAACTGGTTGGAGTATAAATTTGGAGATCTTTTAGAAAAATCTATATTTAACCAGTTAAAAGAAGAGGGTTTACAGAAAAAGATAACAAGAACACTTACAACTAGCACAGACACAGTGGCTGAGTTATATTGGGCTAAAGGTAATGGCACTGCTTATATGAATATATACAATAAAGGTTTGTATAAGCTTAGAAATTCAATGGATCCTTCGTTAGAAAACCCAGCTAATTTAAATGGAGAAGCTGTTCCTTATTTAGATGGTACTGTTGATTGGAGTTTTAGCATAGGTAAAAGTACTGCAAAATCTAAAGGTGGACCTACTAATTACAAAAACGCTGGTATTAAGTTAGAAAATGGTAAATTACCAGGAAGTGAAGGTTGGGCTAATGTCGGTTTAAGATATCAACCATCTAACATGAAAGGTTTGCCTGATGCTAAATATGATATGAGTAGTGTAGAAGGTGTTACTAAATTAATGGGTGATCCCGTCATGCAAAAATTAGTTAATGAAAAAGGAGAGTCTGCTTCATCTAACATAAAAACTAATTCAGAAAGTAAAGTAGTAAAAGAAAACAAACTTAGTAAGACTACAAATAAGGAAACTATAAGACAAGCTGAAATATTAGATAAAGCTTTAAATATAGCTCGTGATCCTAATGCTCCTATAAAAAAAATAAGGGTATTTGATTTCGATGACACTTTAGCTAGAAGTAATAGTTTAGTCTTTTACAAAATGCCAGACGGTACAGAGGGAAAATTAACAGCTGAAGAGTTTGCTAAAAAAGGAGATGATATATTGAACAATGGTGGTGTATTTGATTTTACAGATTTTAATACAGTTAGAGAAGGAAAACCAGGTCCATTATTAGATTTAGCTAAGAAAATACAAGAAGCTAGAGGAACTGAAGATGTGTTTGTTCTTACAGCTAGAGCACCTGAATCTCAAATAGCTATTAAAGAATTTTTAGATAGTCAAGGTTTAGATATACCAATAGAAAATATAACAGGTTTAGGTGACAGCTCTCCATTAGCTAAATCAAGTTGGATGGTTGATAAAGCGGCAGAAGGTTACAATGACTTTTATTTTGCTGATGACGCTTTAAAAAATGTTGATGCTGTTGATATAGCTATGAGCGTTATAGATGTTAAGTCAAAAACACAACAAGCTAAAATAAAGTTTTCTAAAACAGTCGGTGAAGTAATGAATGATATCATATACGACAAGACTGGTATAGAATCTTATAAAGAATATTCTTCAATGAGAGCTAAAGCTAAAGGTCGTACTAAAAGATCGTTTAGTTTAATACCACCATCAGCTCAAGACTTTGGTGGTTTATTATATAAGCTTTTAGCTAAAGGTGAAAAAGGAGATGCTCAATGGCAGTGGATGCAGGAAAACTTAGTTAAGCCATTTAGTAGAGCTATGAACGATTTATCTGTAGCTCAAAATCAATTAATGTCTGATTTTAGATCTTTAAAGAAAAGCATAAAAGGTATACCAACTAATTTAAAGAAAAAAGCTTTTGGTGGTTTTACGTATGAAGATATAACAAGAGTTGCAGCTTGGAATAGACAGGGTATAAATGTTGAAGGACTGTCTAAAAGAGATTTAAAACAAATAACAGAGTTTGTAGATGGAAACGAGGAAATTAGTTTATTTGTAGATCAGTTAATAGAACTTGGAAAAGGAGACGGATATCATTATCCAGGTGGAGATTGGTTAGCTGGTACTATAACAACAGATTTTATAGGTGGATTAAGAAAAGATACTAGACCTAGACTTCTAGAGCAGTGGAATAGTAACATAGACATGGCTTTTGATGAAAAAACTTTTAACAAATTAGAAGCTGCTTTTGGTCCTAAGTATGTAGAAGCTTTGAAAGACTCTATAAGAAGAATGAAGACTGGTCAAAATAGAAAACAAGGCACTAGTAGATTAGAAGCAAGATTTCAAGACTATATAAACAACTCTGTAGGTGCTGTTATGTTTTTAAACGCTAGATCTGCGGTGTTACAAACTATATCTGCTGCTAACTTTGTTAATTGGTCTGATAATAATCCACTTAAAGCAGGTAAAGCATTTGCTAATCAAAAACAATACTGGACAGATTTCATGTATTTAATGAACTCAGACTTTTTAGTTGATAGACGTAATGGTTTAAAAATAAATGTAAGTGAATCTGAAATTGCTGAAGCTGCTAAAACAACCGGTAATAGTTTTAAAAGTGTTGTTAGCTATTTCTTAACAAAAGGTTTTGCATTGACTCAGTTTGCAGATAGTTTTGCTATAGCTACTGGAGGAGCTACGTTTTATAGAAATAGAGTTAATACTTATATGAAACAAGGTTTAAGTAAAGCTGAAGCTGAACAAAAAGCTTTTTTAGATTTCAGAGATACAGCTGAAGAATCACAGCAATCCGCTAGAGCTGATAAAATATCTCAACAACAAGCAAGTACTTTAGGTAGAATAGTATTAGCTTTTGCCAATACTCCATCTCAGTATGCTAGAATAATGGACAAAGCAGGTCAAGATTTAATAAACGGTAGAGGTGATGCAAAAGCCAACATAAGTAAGATAATGTATTATGGGTTTGTTCAAAACTTAATGTTTACAGCCTTACAATCAGCATTGTTTGCTGAAGGTTTTGGTGATGATGAAGATGATGTTGATTTAGAGTATTTCAAAAACAAAGGTCTAAGCGATAAAGAGGCTAAAGAGTCTATGGAATATTACAATTCTAGAGATAGTAAAAAAGATATAGATACAGCAAACAGCATGTTAGATAATATAATGAGAGGTTTAGGTGTTCAAGGTGTTATATTAGCAACAGCTAAAAATGTTTTATTAGATCTTTATAGAAGATCACAGAAAGAAGGTCAATACCCTGGACCTGAATACGGTGACAATGCTTGGAAATTATTAGAGGTTAGTCCTCCTATTTCTATAAAAGCAAAAAAATATAAAGGAGGTATGAGAGATTTTGAAATGAACTCTTGGAGACCCGAAGCTAAACAACCTTTTAATATTAACAATCCTTCTTACAGAGCAGCGGCTAAAGTAATTGCAGCTGTTACTAACGTTCCTTTAGATAGGGTATTTCAAAAATTAGAAAACATTCAAGGAGCTATGGATGAAACCAATGAGTCTTGGCAAAGAGTAGCTATGCTTTTAGGTTGGCCTAAATGGCAGTTAGAAAATGAAAAACAAAAAGCTGATAGATTTGCAGAAGAAAAAGAAGGAAGAAAAGAATATAGACAATACGTTAAAAATAAAAATATTAGAAAGTATAAGCCAATGACTCTTAAACAAGCTGCTGATAAGAAAAAAGCAGAGAAGTTGGCTGAACAAACTAAAACTTTATTTAAATTAAAAAAAGCAGAACAAATAGATAGTCTTAGACAGTTAGGTTTAACTACAGACGCTATTAAAAGACTCAAGTACGAAGAGGACAGAGTAAATAAAATAATAGAACTAAACAAATAATTATGGCTTACAAAATGAAACACAGAACTTCACCTGTAATGAAAAAAGGACCTTGTTGGAAAGGATATGAAATGGTGGGAATGAAGAAAAAAGGTGGTAGAAAAGTACCTAATTGCGTACCTAAAAATAAATAGTCATGTCACTTAAAAGACCGGGAAGATGTAAGTCTCCGCTAAATGCAGGCGAGCCTAGAAAAACTACTAAAGGCAAAGGTAGAAATTTTAGAACTACCGAAGAAGGAGCAGGTATGACTAAAAAAGGTGTAGATGAATATAGAAGAAAAAATCCAGGTAGTAAACTTAAAACAGCTGTAACAGGAGATGTTAAACCAGGTAGCAAAGCCGCTAAACGTAGAAAATCTTTTTGTGCTAGATCAAGAGGTTGGACAGGTGAAAGAGGAAAAGCTGCTAGAAAAAGATGGAAATGTTAGAAGATTTTGACATAAGTTATTTTAAAAATAGAAAACCGCCTAGTGACAACTCGTTAAAGACTTTCAACGAGATATCTAATTTGTCTAAAATAAAAATAAATAAAGATTTTATAAATAAAAATGATGATGTTGAGACTGAGTTTAAGAACGTAGTTGGAGATGACAGCGACATTGATATATTAATAGAACAATCTGTTCCTCACATAAAGAAATTAAAAAATTATTTTAATAGACCTAGACCAAAAGACTTGGCTAAAAACTTTGGATTAAAATTAGAAAATGTAGAGTTAAAATCTATGGATACTCCTTCATATCCATCAGGACATTCAGCACAAGGTTTTTTGATTGGTGATTATTTAAAAAATAAATATCCAGAAAAAACAAAAGAATTAGATAAAGTTGCTAACGACATTTCAGATAGTAGAAACGTTGCTAGAGCTCACTACAAGTCTGACTCTGACTTTGGTAAAGAATTAGGTTTAGCAATGAGTAAACATATAAGGAACAAAAAATAATGGAAGAAATATTAAACTTAGTAAAAGAATTTGGATTATCTTTAGTGATAGCAATAGGAGCTTTATATGCTTTATATCAGTTTTTCTTTTTTAGTATTAGAGAAGTTAAAACAACGTTTGAAAAAAGACATGAAACAAATGCTAAGAATATGGAGGAAGTTAAAGTACGTTTAGCAGAAATAAAATCTGATCTTAAAATATTAGTTGAGTTTATAAAAGAAATGAATAAAAATAAATAAGGAACACTAAAAAAATGGGCACCATACCCAAAGTTCCTGTAACAAAAAAGGGAGGTCTTTCGGCCTCCCTTTTATTATTTAGCAGCCACCACAGTAGCTATCGCAATATGGACACATAATGTTTGTTTTAAAAATTAAGTAATTTCACAAGCACCGCCAGCGCAAGCAAGCTCACCACTAAGATCAGTGTTGTCTTCAGTTTCGATAACATTTTCTAAATTTATGTTAGTTAAGTGTTGTAACTTATTTATATAAGTTCCTTCATCTATATCTTCAAAAGGTGCTTGAGTATATGTTCCACCATCATATGGTAACACAGATAAACCATTATAGTGTTTTCTATTATTCCACATCCACTCTCCAGCATCTTCCCACTCTCCAGGTTCTAAACTAACAGTAGCAGAAACATTATGAGTGTTAGATCCTTTTCTATGACCAGGTAATACCCACTCTGTTGCTACTTTTTTTATGCGTTCAAGTAATTGAAAAGGTGATTCAGTTCTAAGTATAGAACCTTCAGGTGCTTTCTGTGGTATACTAATTACAGCTGTATCATGAGGTCTAAAAAACTCATCTTCAACTAGCATAGGGTGATTTTCAACTAGGTATTTATATATACTTTCGTTTTTACCAACTCTTATCCTACGTACGTAATAATCATTATGCCATGCGTGAATACCCGATGACGTTCCCAGTGCCAGAGATGTCGTCCCTGCTGGCTTTACGGTTGTACATCTAGCTGCAGAATTAATTCCAATCAGCTTCGCGACTCTTGCGTTTTCTCTTTTTACTACTTGAGCGGCTTTCTTCATGTCGTATCCTAACACCGTGCCCGAGCCTATCCCAGTCATCGAGACGCCTATTAAAGCGTCTTTCTCTGTTGTTTGTTGCCATACTTCTCTTAAATAGTGAAAGTCAGTATATCCCGCTTGTAACGTACCTATAAAGGCAGCGGCTTTCACTCGTTCGTTTAAATCTTCTTGTGATTCAATATCACTAGCATTTACTTCACACAGGTTACAAAACTGATATGGTCGTAAAGCTATTTCACAACAAGGGTTTGTACCCCAGTCTTTATCATTGTTAAAATATATTCCAGGTTCTCCTGCTCCTGATAGTTCTACACGTTTCCAAAGATCCATAAAAAAATCTTTAGTAATTTTATGTCTCATAAGAACAGCAGAGTTGTTAGCTCTTCCTCTTTGTGGATTTGTTTCCCACCAATTTCCAGACTTCGATGAGATCATCTCGTTGTCGTCTGCGGAAAACAAACTTATTAGAGCTGCTCGACGTATCCCACCAGCTAAAACCGCGTCTGCTATATGGCAAACTATATCGTGTACTTCTAATGTGGATAGAGTATCTGCTTCTTCCTTTAAATCTAAGACTCCTGTTATTTTTACTATACATTCCTTTAGTGGTTGAGGTCCAGGTGCTTTACCACCAGACGTTACTAACATTGCACCTTTTGGTCGTATATCTGAGTAGTCAAACTCTATACGTGAACTTCTTTTATTACCTAAATATGATTTCATTAACACTTTAATAGCATCAGCCCAACCTTCAATTGAATCGCCTATTAAAAATCTTCTAGTTCTTTTTGTATATGGCTTTGTTATTGGTGGTAATTTATCAACATGATGTTGTTGTACAGAATAACCTACGCCAGTGCCACCTAGTAATAGAAACATTATTTCATTAAACGATTCAACATGATCAATAGGTAAGTAAGCACAATTATAAACACGATTAGGTGATATTTCAATCGGTTTACCTCCAAACTGAAGCGACCGCATAGATGGTAAAATCTTTTTTTCATAGACTAATTTATATGTTTTTTTAATGTCGTCTGTGAGATCAGGATATTTTTTAATATGCATATTCATGTTGCGTGTTACTAGTTCATCCCACGTCTCCCTACGATTTAATTCAGGAATATATTTTGCATATTTCATGTAAACTGTTATATCACTTAGTATCTTGTTTGATAGCTCCATTTTTATTTGCTTCTTTAACTTTTGTTTTTACTTTACCTAAAGCTTCCTCGTAGTCTGGCATTTGCTTTATCGTTTCTAACGTTCCATAAGATAACGTTCTCATATATTCTACTTCATTAACTAAGTGTTGAACTACATTAGTTAAAGCTTTAATCTTGTTTTGCATCTCTAGCAAAGTATTTTCTTTCATACTCTAATAATTCTTTTAATTTTAAATAACCTTTATTTTCAACGCTCCACTTTATAAATTTTTCTAGTTTACGCTCAGCATATTTTCTTCTAGCTAAATCTTTTTGTTCCCAAGAATTAAGTTTACGGTTTCGTCGCATTCTTTTTGATTTTGAGGTTTGTAGATATTAACTTTAGGTAATTTTTTCGAGGCATACATCTTAAAAAGTTTCCAACGTATAGGAAAAG